CGAATTGAAACTTAGATAATATCTAGTTTAATAGGAACAAAAATTAGATATCAATTTAAACAAATAATGAGATTTAGAGCTAATTCAACAAGAGAAAAACTTCTAACATTCGTATCGGAAAAGTATAACCTTTCAATACGACCACGCTTGGTGCGGGTCTCCTCTTCAGGTTATCTTTTCCTCCATCGTGTATAAAAATATTTATAAGAAATAATTTTTATTAATCAGAACAAACATTTGATAAGGTAATATTCAATAAGAATATTAAAATTTCAACTTAGATGACAAAACGAAAGGAATGTGTGAAAGAATGAATCAAAATGATTTAGAAAGGATTTACTTCAATCAGAATATGTTATATCACAAGGATAAAACTTATAATTCTGGTGGAAGTTTAGAAGTGAGTATTTGTAATAATACAACAGATTATAAAACTTTTTCAGCTCCAACATTACATATTTCAGTAATAGGAGAAAACAATTTAAGAAGACTATGTTCTTTAAATTATTCTGATTCAGTAGATTTGTTCGTATCAATCAAGGATATACTAGCAAACATAGAAACAATTTATTCTACAAACAGAAATAATGTATTATTAAAGAAATATCAATTTGATAGAAGTTTAAAATTTGAATTTATACAAATTCAAAACATGGGAGATAGAGTTGTTTCAATATCAGTAATACACAGTAGTTCTGATTTTACAAAAGTGGTAGTTCCATATTCTGTTTTTTCATCTTTTGCTATTGGAATTTTAAAATATTTTGTTAATGAATTTGTAAAGATTTCTTTTGATTTTTCTTCAAGAAATCTATTAACAGAAATATTAGAACAGAATAAAATGATCAGAAATGGAATAATGATTCTTCCATCTACTTTAATTGAAAACAAAGCAAATATTGATTTAATTCAAAATTCTATTAAGGAATCAAACGAAGAATTTCCAACTACAAATATAGAAGAAACAATAGATGACTTTGATAAATTCTTAGGAAAAGATATGGAAAATATTCAGGTTCCAGATCTTAATAGTAAAGTAATACTTGAAGAAAAACCTAAAAATTTAGAAGTTAATAGTTTATTGATAAATAAAACATTAACTAAGGATTTATCAGTTTTGGAATCAATGTTATCTGCAGCTATTACTAGACCTGATCCAATGATATCGATATTTGAAGGATTTAGAAGAAGTATGAATTTAGATTCATCATTTTCTTTTTTACCCAATATTAATAAAGATGATTTAAAATCTTTATTGTATATTTCAAAGATTACTCATGATACATATTTAAATCTATACATTAATAAAAATGTTTCTATTCCAAGTGGTTTTCAAATACTAAAATATAAAGTAGATGATATTAATTCAATTGATCCATTTAATATTAATTTAGCATATGATATTTTATTAATCTTTGGATTTATAAAAGAGTTTAGAAGTAGAATGGAATCTAGAGAATCAGATGCTAATAAAAATGGTGCATTGTTTTATTTAAGATTAAGAACATTTTTAGATCCATTAGCTTATTCATTTATTAATCCAATTAAATCTAAAATCATTTTAAATTCATTATCTACAAATTTTGAAAAATATTCAGAATTGGGATTTTTTAATCATTATCAAAATATTTTAACTACAAATGGTTTTAAAGAAATTACTGTTAGTGATATTAGAAACTTTTGTAATGAATTATATGAAAAAGTATTAAAGAAAGAAGAAGTGTTTTCTGTAACAATTGATGGAAAACATAAAGATTTATATAAAACGGGATTTTTAAGAATAAATTCCGATAATAATCTAAGTATAGAACAAATAATAAATGAGTTAGTTCCGTTAGAAGTTTTAGAAAAAAATGGAGTTGATTTAACAGAAGGAAGTGACAATTTAAAGAAAGTTTTAGAAAACATGAATGTATCTGAAACAATATTAAATATTTTTCATAAAAAAGATATTGTTGAAAAACCACTAGAAGTAAAAAAAGAATCAGTTAGTAATATTTTGAAAACAGTAAAGTTTTTTAATAATGAAATACCAGAGAAATATAGAAACGAATTTTTTAATTATATTGAGAATTTAAAAAATAATAATTATGATTTTTCAAATTCTATTTATGAAGAAGAAGAGTTAGGAGATAATATAGTTAAAGCATTATATGTTTGGAATGAATCAGATAATAAAAAAGAACCATTAACCACTTTTAGAACCAAATTAGAAGATTGTTTATTAACAAAAGAGTTAATTATTGCAAAATATAGATCAACAATAGAAAACAATAAATCAAAAGAAGATGAATGGAATTTTGAACTTCTTTGAAAGGGGAATAAATAAGTGAGTTTACAATTAGGTAAATCTTTTAATAGAAACTATAAAATTAGATTGCCATTTTTAGATGGTTTTTATGATGTAGGATTATTTTATAATAACAAATCATCTTTTTTATTATTTAGTGTTGATTCAGATTTTACACAATCAAAATCAAAAGATTTGAAACGTAGTATTAAAGTAGCTATGTTTAAAAATATTGAATCATCAAAATTTTGTGAAACATTTTTAAATCTTCATAGTTATAGAAATCAATCTCTAGATATTATCAATCAGTTTAAAGAAATTAAACCAGAATATACAAATGATGTTAATTTTTTATTTAATGAATCTGTTACTATGTCAAAAATTGTAGTGGATAACTCTTCTTTTTATGATAGTTTAAATCTATATTGTTTTACATTATCAGCTTATATGAATGAATATGTGTTTTTAATTGCAGAAAGACAGAACATTATTTCAAAATTACAAAAGAAAGTTGTAAGAAGTAGCGCAATACAAATAGCAACATCCTCATCAATTGATTTAATAGATGAATTTAATAATGAATTAAGAGATAGTAAAATTAAAGATGTTACAAAAAGAGTAATCTCAGATGAAATAATAACTATAGACTAATTTTAAATTAGTAAGGAAATAGAAATAAAATGGCAGATTCTGATAAAATTGAAACCAGATATAATTATTTTTGGGTGCATAATGTATTTGGTCATTTTGTAAAAGATACATTGGATTATTTTGCTGATTATTTGTATCCAAGATTTCAATGGAAAGTGGTTGGCACGTACGATAAAGCATTGGAATATTTAAATAAACAGGTTCAATACGCCCGCGAGACGGATCAGCCTATGCGTCCAGCTTTAATATGTGATCCATCTGGAGAATTTTCTTTTGATGAAACATATGGGAAACAACCTTGGAGATATCCTAATTTAGCACCAGGTTTTGCAAAATATATGTTTCATCCAATTTATCAAGATCAAAATGTTTTAATAACTGTTGCATTTAGTAGAATGGTTGGAGAATTAAATTTTATTGGTTTAATGTCTTCTTTTTACGAATACACAGATATGAGAGTATTTTTAAATCTCATATTTGGAGGGATGGAAAGATTTATATATCCAAGATGGTTTACATCTTTTATTATTCTGCCAGAAGATGTTTATAACTATAGATATACGAATGATATTACAGGAGAATCTTATAAAATAAATATTGAAGATTCTTATAATCATTTAGTTAAAACAACAGCTACTGATGAATTGGTTTATCCATGTACTATTTTACCGAGATATAAATTAACTAGTATATCTGATTCCTCAACAAGATTGGGAGGAACAGATTCATTACCAGATTGGAAATTGGGATTTACTATCTCATATGAAATTGAACTTCCAACTTTTATAGTTTTAGAAACAAATTATTTAGCTGAAACTTTAAAAATAAATGTAAAATATGGTTCTTGTTATACTGCAAATAAAGCTTATGAAACTGCAGATGAAATACCAGCAAACATAGATTCTTTTGAATCAAATGTTGATCATGGATTGGATTCAACAGCAAATTCAACAATTGTATTTCCAGATGAAACAACGATAAATAATAAGAAAAGCAGATTATTTAAAACAAGATATTATCATATTGTAACACAATCAGAAGTAGATTCTACCTCTGTTATAAATATTTCTCTACCTGAAGTAGTTACAGATAATAATTTATTGAGATTATCCGGAAAATATGGAGAATTAATATATGGTGATCATTATAATATAATATCATCTGGTAGTGTTATTGAAATTGATAAAACTACAGTAACTTTAGAATTGGATGATATATTAGAAATTTCTATTTATCAATACATTTAAGTTGGAGATTATTGAAATGAAATTATGTGATTATGGTTGTGGTCAGAAAGCCATGCATCAGTTTAAAAATGGAAAATGGTGTTGTGAAAGTAATACACATCGATGTTCAGGTAAAAATATAAATAAAGTTGTTCCAAGAGAGAAACCTGATGTCTGTGATTATGGATGTGGACGAGAACCTAAATTTTATTTTAAAAATGTTAATAAGTGGTGTTGTGAAAGTAATACACATCGATGTCCAGAACAAAAGAGACGAAGTAAAAAAGCGAAAGTTGATTCAAAAAAAATAATTAATATAAATACAAAAATATTATGTGATTATGGATGTGGACAAATAGCATTATATAAAATAGGAAATACAAAATATTGTTGTTCAGAATCTGTTAATAAATGTCCAGATAAAAGGAAAAGAAATAGTGAAACAAGTAAAGGACAAGTTCCGTGGTGTAAAGGGAAGAAAGGTATTCATTCAAAAGAAGGATTAGAAAGAATAAGAGCTGGAAGTAAAAACAAGATTATAAGTGGAGAAACACATAAAAAAATGTGTGAATCTCAAATATTAAGAAATAAAAAATATGGAAATCCAATGACAGGTCGTAAACAAAAAGAAGAATCAAAAGAATTAATGAGAAAAAATAGAAAACCTGGATTTATTCCATGGAATAAAGGTAAAGTTGGATTACAACATCAAAGTGAAAAAGAGAGAGAACGAAGCAGACAATATTGTTTAAATGGACATGCTGCCTATATGAATTCAAAAATTAAAAATCCATCAAAACCTCAAGTTGAATTATTTAATAGAATTAAAGAAATATATCCTACAGCAATTTTAAATTATCCTCTTTATAGGGGAAAAAATAAACATGATTATTGTTTAGATATTGTAATTCCAGAATTAATGATTTGGTTTGAATCAGATGGATCTTGGTGGCATCAAAATAAAGAAAAAGATTTGATTAGACAAAAAGAAATAGAAGAATATGGTTGGAAATTAATTAGATATTATCCGGTAGATTATATAAAGCAAGTTCCATCAACAGAAAAAATTAAAAAAGATATAGAAAATATTATTGGAGTTTAAAATATGAAATTATATCAAGAATTTTTAATAGGTCAAGAAGATTTGGTTGTAAAAGAAGTTAATGTAGCAGGCGCTGTAATTATAAAAAATGATGATGAAGGAACTCAATCAGTATTATTAATTCAAAGATCTCATGATGACCATTTTCCTAATATTTGGGAGTTCCCAAGGGGGAAATGTGATAAAGGTGATAAAAATAAACTAGAAGATTGTCTAAAACGAGAAGTTAAAGAAGAGACCGGTTTAGATGTAGAGATTATAGAATTTATTGATAAATATGAATATATTGCTGACAGAGGAAAAAGAAAATCAACACAATATAATTTTTTATGTAGAATGAAAAATCCAAATCAAAAAATTAAATTATCATTTGAACACCAAGATTATAGATGGATTACAGCGGTTGGAGAAGTAGAATTGTTGGTGCCATCTGAGATGAAAAAGACAATTTCAAAAGTTTTAAATCAAGATGAAAGAATAATTGTTTATCCAAAAACAAAAGAAGTAATTGGAGAAACACAAAGAAGGTGGAAAACAAAATGGTAAAGTTATTAATAAAAACAAAAGGAATGTTCATTAATATTCCTGGTCTTATACCATTTAGAACTCCAGCAGAAGTTGACATCACAAAAGTTAATATTAATCTTGTAATCTCTGAATTAAAAAAGAATGGTATTGAGAGATATAGAATTATTTCTGATGATAGTATATCTTTGGAAAAAACTATTGATAGAATGATAGTTAAAAGAAATTCAGTTAGGAATAACATTACAGAAATTAAAAAAATTGATGATTCATCTGAAATTTTAAAAAATATAAAAAATCAACAAAAATCAATTTTAAAAATTGAGGGGCTTTTAGAAAAGTTTTTAAATAGTGATATATTAACGAGTAAAACATCATACGAAAGAAAAAGAGCGGAGGAAGAAATTGGTTTTACAAAACCAAAGAAAAAATTTGATGACTCTGTAGATGATTTTATTCCATCTATTAATTTAGAAAATATTAAATTAAAGGGAACATCATCGACTAGAAAAATAACAAATAAAACAGATTTAAGCAATGCAGAAAAATTAAAAAACGTTTCGAAAAATAAAAAAGGAGATTTATAAAAATGAGTGAAGAGATAAAAACTGAACCTACGATAGAAAAAAAGAAAATAAAAAACAATAATTTATATATTGGGGCTGACTTTGGGACAATGACACTGCAAGCAGCCAGAAGTGATTCTGATGATATTAAAATAATGAGAAATGTTTTTTTGGAGTTAAAATCTGATGAAATTTCAATTTCTGATTTATCTGACATTAGTTATGTTGAGAATGATAATAATTTGTATATCGTTGGAGAGGACGCCTTCAGATTAGCTAATATTTTTGGTAAAGAAGTTTCAAGACCAATGGAGAAAGGATTGATTTCAAATAAAGAAATTAATGCTATTGATGTATTAACTATTATGATAAGAGATCTTCTTGGAGATATTAAAGATAAAGATGTTTATGTATCTTATAGTATTCCAGCTGAATCTATTGATGAAGGAAGATCAGTGACTTATCATGAAAAAGTATTTGGGAGAATACTTTCAGCATTTGGTGTAAATTTTAGACCAATTAATGAAGCAATGGCAATCATATATTCAGAATGTGCTGATGAAAAATACTCCGGCGTGGCGCTTTCATTTGGTGCAGGAATGTGCAATTGCGCAGTAGGATATAAGGGGATTGAAACATTTAAATTTTCTACTGCAAGGAGTGGAGACTGGATTGATAAAAATGTTTCTGAATCATTGAATATTGTAAAAAATAGAGTAACAACCATCAAAGAAAAACATTTAAATTTACATGATGGTTTTCAAAAAGAACCGAACAAAAAAATAAGGAGGGTTCTTGAATCCTTAACATATTTTTATGAAAATTTAGTTGATTATACAATTAAAAAAATAATTAATGAATTTCATGAAAATGTTGACACGGAAATTGATGAAAAGATTCCAATAGTAATATCTGGAGGAACTTCACTTCCTGAAGGATTCTTAGAACTATTTAAAAATACAATTAACAAATATGAATTACCATTTGAAATTTCTGAAATTAGAAGAGCTAAAAATCCATTAACTGCAGTCGCTCAAGGATTGTTAATTAAAACCGTTTCGGATTTTTCAACCCAAACCAAAAAGTAAAAGAGGAGAAATAAAAATGAAATTATCAGAAAAACATGTAGATCTATTAAATGAAATAGTCGATAAATCTTTGGATATGATTTTGATGGAGACGACTGCATATCAAGAATTTTTTAAATCAATGCTAAAAAAATATGGAGTCAAATCCCCTATGCAACTAAAAGGTGAACAGAGAAAAAAATTCTTTAATGAATTAAAAACTGGTTGGGCTAAACAGAAAAACAAAAAATAATTTTTTAAGAAAGGAATTGTGAAACAGTGAATAGAAATAATCCAAACGAATCTACTTTTTATCCAAAAAAATTGTCTCAAATGGAATTATATGCTTTAGGAATTCCTTCTGATAATTTTAATATTGTAAACACATTGGATGAATTAAAAAATAGTCCGCCAAATATTGTTGTTGCAGAGTGTATAAAAAGTGTAAGATTTTTACAAAATAGATTTAGACAACAAGAATTAAAGAAAAAGAATAAGTACGTAATGGGAGCTGGTATTTATTTACAACTCCATTATGATACTAGAACAAATGTAGAAATACTTAAACCGAGTGCTATACAATTTAAAAAAATATATAAACATTATAGTGGTCAAAATTTAGATAATAAATCATTATTAGTATTTAGACAAGGCGGAATCGGTGATCTTCTCTTTATCCAACCAAATTTAGTTTACCTCAAAGAAAAATATCCCACATGTACAATTAAATTTGCATGCGGTCCGCAATATCAGTCTATGATTAGTGAGTGGGATTGTATTGATGAGGTATTAGATTTACCTTTTGTTGTTAGTGAAATGTTCAGTTCTAATTATCATTGTGTTTTCGAGGGAGTTATCGAACGGTGCAAAGAGGCAGAAAATATTTGTTCATATAACTTATTTTCAAGTTGGATGGGTTTAAATCTTTCTGATGATTTATTAATTCCAAAACAAACACCCAATGAAGAATTAGTTGATAAATGTAGAAGTATTTTAAAAGAGTTTAATATCGAAGAAAAAAACTTTATATTAATTCAAATGACAGCATCATCTCCAATTAGAACACCAAATCCTGAGTTATGGAAAAAATTAATAAATATTTTAACCGAGAAAGGTTATAATATTTTAATTACTGATTCCCCTCATAAGTCGCCGGATGTTGATAATTTTATTTCTAAATTAGATAATAAAGATAAGGTTAAAAATTTCTGCCAATATTCCGCAACAATAGCAGATACAATAGCAATGGTTTCTTTAGCCAAATTAACAATTGCAACAGATTCAGCTTTAAATCATATATCAGAAAGTTTAAATACAAAATCATTTTCTATAATGGGTCCATTCCCTGGAAAAATTAGATTTTCAACGTATAAAAATAATGATTGGATTGATGTAGAAAGAGAGGGATGTTCGCCTTGTTTCCAACATGGAATGCAACCTTGCAAACATTCAATAGGCGGATATTCTCAATGTTACAACAATTTAAATTTTGATTTATGTGTTGAAAAAATTGAAAGGTTAATTAGTAAATAAATGTATAAAATATTTGTTACTGTGCGGAACAGACTATCATGCACAACAAAATTTATCACAGCGTTAAGAAAACATTCTGTTCTAGAACATCAATTATATGTTTATGATAATTGCACTAATCATAAAATCAAAGAACATTTTATGTATTTTTCTTTATTATATGAAAAAGGATATATTACACAATATACTGTTAATACAAAAGAATCTACATTTAATGCATTTAGCAAAGCTGTAGCGTTTAATCAATTTTTATTAAATCATGAACAAGATCCTAATAAAGATAAATGTGAATTTTTAGTTTGTTTAGATAATGATATTATAGTTACTCCTGGTTGGGATAGGATTATAAGAGATGCTTGGTTGGATGTTAAAAAATATAAAATGAATAATGTAAAAGTTATTGGTCAACTTCCTGGAGGAATAAAATCTAAAACAGTTGTTAATGAAAAGATTGCAGGAATAAAGGGAAATAAAATTGGAAAATTAGGAGGTTCTGGATTTTGGACAATGCTTCCTACATTTGCAAAGGATGTTGGCTATTTAGATGTAAAAAATTTAGTTGGATTTAATAAAAAACATGATCAACATTATTGGACCAAATTAGAAAAATCTACAAACGGAAAAGATTATATTCTTGGATTGAATTATAAATTGTGTATACACGTTGGATCTATTGCTGGATCAGTTTGTAATGTTCTTACAAAAAATAAAAATTTAAAACAAAGAAATCCAGAAGAATTAATTAAGTTTGAAGATGCTGAAAATAAACTAGATTCAATGAACTTTGATGAATTTTATAAAATGATTATTAATAATAAAGAAATGATTAACAACTGGTGAATTAAAAATGACAAAAGCCGTTTTATTTCATATGTCTGGAGAAATGTACTGGGAGTTTGGAAGATTTGTTCCCCATTTTATATGGAAAAGAAAGAAACAATATAAAAAACAAGATGATGTAAAATTTATAGTAATGACTCGCCCAGAAAATTTTGATATGTATGGGAGATACGCTGACATATTGGTGCCATTCAGATTAAAGGATGATACTAAATACAAACCAAATTGTTTCAGATTAGATAATTTAAAACAAGAAGAATATATATCAATAATAAATTTATTTAAAAAACAGTTTCAAGATAGATATCAAATAATAGAAACTATATATCCTGATATTACAAAAAAACAATATGTGAATAGAAATCAATATCCAAAAGATAAAATGAGTTATGAGTATTCACCAAGAAAAGCAAATTTAGAAATGATTCAAAAATATATGAATGGCAAACCTGTTGTAATTTTAGCTCCTAGATATAGACATGGTTTTAGAAGAAATTGGCCACATTGGAATCAATTATATGATATGATATGGGAAACAAAAAAATTAACAGATAAATATAATTTTGTAATATGTGGAAGATATCCAGATTATGTTCCGGATCAAAAAGATAGATTCTTAGATATTAATAAAATGGATCAAAATATTAATACAAGTTTAATTGGATTAACAATGGAATGTATGAAAAAATCTGTATTAACAATTGGATCACAATCTGCAATTCCAAATATATCCTTATTGTTTGGTGTTCATGCATTAGAATGGGGTCATCAAAAACATTTACATACAGTTACATATAATATTAGAAAAACAAAAGTTACATTTTTAGAAGATTTAAAATATGAAATATCTCCAAAAATAATATATCATGAAATTCTAAAAATTTTAAAATAAGGAAAAATAAAAATGTCAGATGTAATAATAAAAGAGATGATTTTAGACGCTCCAGATCAAGTAGTTAAATTGGATGCAAGTATAGATAATATAGATGAACAAATATCAGCTTTTGAAGATAAAAGAGATTCTATAAAAGGAAGTGTTTGTGATAAAGTTGCAACTGATTTAGAATCATATTTAATGGGAACAAAATTTGCGCCTGTCTCCAATTTTTATATGCAAAAAGGATCAGATTATAATCAATCTCTAATTTCATCTGGAAGTCTTGTGGATTGGAAAATATATGAGATAATTAATGTCGATGCTACATGTTCATCTACTACAGAATTTGTTACGGAAGGAGATACTACTTCAGATTTTATTCCAACTGAAAATATTTCTTTTATTTTATCCCCATCAACAAGGGTTTATAGTACAATACAATCATCAACATATGATGCAGGAAATGATGAAACCACTGTGGTTATTGATGATACAGTTTTAGATCCAGCTACTTTTTTAGAGATTTGGAAATTCAAATATTCATATATTTCAAGTGATGATCAAACAATAGATGATTTTAAAACACAGTGGGATTTTGGTCATGATTATTTAGTTCTTCCAATGGGAACTTCCGGAACATATGGGATTTTAGATAACATAGCAAAATTAACATTAGCGAAGAACTTATTGTTTGCAAATAGAACAAAAGTTAATGATTCAATAACAATTTTAGCACCATTTGAATAAAGGAGAGTGATGATGATAAAATACACAGAAGAAATGTATGTAAAACAAAATAAAGAAACTGATAAATTATTACATTTTTTACAAGAATGTAAATTTTCAGGATCATGGGACACAAAAGTAGATTTAAATGTGATTATTAAAACAATTGCTAATTATCAATTTGTTATGAATAATCTAAGGAAAGAAATCACAGAATTAGAAAATAAAATTAAAACCCTTATGGAAGATAAAAATAAATGACAAACGCTGCAAAAATTGGAAGTGTAGGAGTAGGAATATGTGCTGGTCATCCACCTTTACCTCCAATCCCAATGGTTGGAACTATAATCACAGGTTCACCAAATGTAAAAGCTGGAAATATATCATGTGCTTATAATACTAGCATTGTTCTTGGAACATGCGGACATGTTGGAATTATAGTAACATCTTCATCGACAGTTAATATTAATAATTTAAATAAAGCTAGAGTTGGAAGTACATTTGTTGGAATTTTTACAGGAACAATTACAACTGGTGATGGAACTGTTATAGTTGGGGGTTGATATGAAGATAGTGTTTAATCTTATAGGTGTGGGATTGGGAAATAATGGCGGATCGTCAACACTAATCAACTCAGCAAATACTCTTTTTGATTTAGGTGAGGATGTAGTTATTGTAGATTCTGGCTCTTCCAGATATACATGGGGACCGATTAAAGTTCCACATATAAAGTTAAATAATATTAATGAAATAGATGGTGATATTATAATTGGAACTGGAATTGGAAGTTTGGATCATACAAATAAATCAAAAATAAAAAATAAATATTTTTGGATTAGAGGATGGGAAGTTTGGAATGTTGCAGAATCTAAATTAATAAATATGTTAAAGGAATCTAAAACAAAAAAAATAGTTAATAGTATTTGTCTTCAAAAAAAATTAAAAAAACATGAAATGGAATCTGTTATTATAAGACCAGGTCATAATTTTAATGAAATTTTTCCTTTAGATGTTAGAAAAAATAATAAAAAAATAATTTTAGGTGGATTATACAATGAAGGAAAAAAACGATCAAAAAAGAGAACAAGTTGGATATTAGATTGTTATAGTATGTTAAAATATAAGCATAATATAGAATTATATATGTTTGGATCCGATGGAACACCATCTTCTTTATTTTTGGATAAGTTTTTTAAAAATCCAGATATTAAATTGAAAAATGAAGTTTATAATAAAATTGATATCTGGTTATCCCCAAGTGAATTGGAAGGTCTTCATATTGCTCCAGCAGAAGCTATGTTGACTGAATGTGTAGTAGTTGGGAATAATTCATTTCTTAACGGCACTGAAGACTACTTAATCGATCATGAAACAGGATTGATTTCAGAAAATAATTTTAAATCTTTTTTAGCTAATGTAGAGATTTTAATTAAACATAAAACATTAAGATCTGAATTGGGGAAAAAAGGAAGAGAAAAAATATTATCTCTAGGGGATAGAAAAGAAAACATGAAAAAATTTATAAAACTATTGAAAGAAGATTTGTAGAAATCATGACGAATAAGATAATAATAAATGACATACAAATAGCAAAAACATCTGAAATATTAAACAGATTAGATTATGCTATTAATAATAAAAAATCTTTTGGACTTGTTAGATTTGGGGATGGTACAACAAAAGCTATACATTCTTTTTTAAACAAAGATTATAAACAAATAATAAATATATCAGAACAAGAGGGAATACCAATTTCAGTTTTTGATAGAATTATTGACTTCTGGAAAACATCGGCTAATCATTGTGATTATATTGATACTCCGGAGGTTTATTTTTCTGATAAGTTTTGGGGAAGAACAAAAGGTTTAAAAAAGAAAGCTATGAGCGAAAAAACAATTATGAGATTAAAAATGTGGAAAAAATTATATTCTAAAATTGGTATTGTTAATGAAAATTATTGTAATCCAGAAGTTAATTTTTTATCATGCATTATTGGTAAATACGGAAAAAAATGTTTACCGGATTTAATGAAAAATAAAAAAATATGTTGCATAACTTCAAGATGTGATGTAAATGAAAAACTTTTAGATTATGATATAGATGTTTTAAAAATAAATGGAAAATTTGAAAACCAATATATTAACTCTTTTGAAAAAGTAATTGAAAAAATTGATTCATGCGCAACTAAATATGATTTATGGTTAATTGCTGCTGGGGAACTAGGAAGAATATATCCCGGATTAATTAAATTTAAAGGTGGCAGAGCATTTGATATTGGATCATTAATTGATTATTGGTGCGGAGAAGGAATGCCATCTAGGTTAAAAGCTTACTTAACTATAACAATTCATCATCCATTAAAATTTGCATTAACTACAAACGGAAAGGAATTTACTCAGTATATATGATAACAAACAAAATACCATTGGTTAGTGTAGTTATGTCATGTTATAATTCAGAAAAATTTATAGCAGATGCAATTAAAACGGTTGCAAACCAAACATATAGAAATTGGGAATTAATCATTGTTAATGATTTTTCAACAGATAATTCAATGAGAATAGTAAAAAAATCTATAGAAAGATTTGGAATATCTAAGAAAGTAAAAATAATTAATCATGAAAAAAATTGTGGTTGTGGTACAAGTTTAAATGATGCTATAGCAAATTCTTCTGGGGAATTGGTAGCGGTTTTAGATTCGGATGATGCTTTGGCTTCAAAGGAATCTATCAAAATTATGGTTGATGTTCATCTAGATCATCCAGAAGCTTCTTTAGTATATAGTAATTATTGGGAATGTAATCCGGGCCTTAAAAAAATTAAAAAATTTAAAACAAGACAAATTTTGGATCATGAAACATATTTGGGTACAAAAATTAGAATTAGTCATTTTAAAGTTTTTAAAAGATCATTTTATGATAAAACACCTGGTGTAAACAGAAATTTAAGACAAACTGTTGATAAAGATTTAGTTTTAAAATTAGAAGAAGTTGGTAAACTAATACATGTGGATCAAGAATTATATTTATATCGTCAGAGAAGAGATAATTTAACAAAATCAATAGGAAAGAAAAATAAAGAATACAGAACATTTGTAAAAATTATGAGATATAAAGTTTATAATGAAGCAAGAACTAGAAGAGGATTAAGACTAAAAAATGTTGAGGAGATTACAGAATGGGAAAAAAACAATCCGAGCTTTGGATGAACAAAGAAAAGTGTTTAAAATTACAGAAAAGATTTGGTAGTTATGAAACTTATGAAGAAACAGGTGGTGGTAGAGGAGAAAACAAACAGTCAGTTATTAGAGTTTTAAAAAAAATCGCTAAAACATTTAAAGAGAAACCATCAGTATTAGAAATTGGGTCAGGTCCTGGTCATTTTTTATGGGTTATGAAAGATGTTTCAAAATCTATAACTGGTGTCGATATATCACCTCAAATGATTGAATTGGCATCAGATGTTTTTAAATCAAATAACATTCCTGTAAACTTTGTAAAAGGAAGTTGCTGGGATATTCCCATTGATGATAATCAATATGATTTAGTTTATCAAGTTGATGTTTGTATGCATGTTGGAGGTTCATTAGAATCTATCTTAGAGATGATTAGGGTATCAAAGCGATATGTTGTTTTTACAGGGCCATCTTTTGAATTCATAGATTTTAATAAAGATATTGATAAACAAATTGGAAAACTTTCTTGGGCTATTAGTGTTCCAATGTTAAAAAAAGAATTAGATCAATTAACAAAAGATAAAAAAATCAAAAGATATTATTTTGAAAAGAGACCAAAAACTGAAAACTATAAACATCAAATTTTGGTGATAGAAAAATGATTGTAATTTTATCTAAACATCCCGCATGGGGTGCTTCTGATAATTTTTACAGAGCATTTAAATCATGTGGATATGAAACCAAATTATTATGTTTAAGAAAAGATCCATATGAAAGAATATCAAAAGAAGAAATTATTTTTATCAATAAACAAAATTTAAGACCATATGTTGAAAAATCTGAATTATTAGTCATATGTTCTCCAATAACTATTAATACAATTATGCGAAAAACAGATTCAAATTTTTCTAAATTTTTAAAAAATATTAAAAATAAGGTAATTTTTATAACAGGAACTGAATATATAAAAAACTATAAAAAATGGAATAAATCATTAGATCATATGAATTTTGATAGAAGATTTTGTGAAGCGGAAATGATAAAATTAAATCCTGAAAAAAATATATTCTTACCTCATCCAATGGAGTATGATATTTCAATAGTTAAAAATTCAAGAATAACTATTAGTCATGCACCTGGATTAAAAGAAAGACCTGAAAAGAAAGGCACCCCAATAATCATATCTGTAATAAATAGATTAAAACAAAAATATGATTTTGATTATGATCATATAGTAGGTGTTCCTTTTAATGAATGTCTAAAAAGAAAATCTAAATCTCACATTTTTATTGATCAAATAAATCCTAAAGTTGGCGGAATTGGAAAAAATGGATATGAAGCTCTTTCTTTAAATTGTATAACCCTATCTTCTGTAAATGGTTTTAATGATATACCGAAAAAAATAAGACCTCCAGTTATAAATGTAAATGATGAAAATGAATTGTATAACAAATTAGATCTATTATTGACAAATTTAAAAGATATTAATAACAGAATAAATTATATTACAAAATGGAAAGAAACTATAAATTATAAAAATACGGTGAAAAAATTATGGCATTAATTACAGCTAAAGGTTATCAGTTTGCTGGGAAATACCCATTATCAATTCCGCATAAATTTCGGTGGCCAAAAGAACCTTATGTGTTTTTTGATTTAACAGGCTCCCGTGTAGTAATAGAAAAAGATGTAGCTTTTTCTAGTGGTATAAGAGTATATACTCATACACATCAATTTGAAAAAGCTAATTGGAGAAAATTGCCTCCAATTTATTCTAAAAAAGATACTGTATTTAAAAAATATTGTTTTGTTGGTGCTAATGTTATTATTTTAAGTACATGTAAATATATTGGTGTTTGTTCTGTGGTTGGTGCTGGGTCTGTTGTTACTAAAGATATTCCTGATTATGAAATCTGGGCTGGAAATCCTGCTAAAAAGATCGGAGATGTACAACATTGAAAATATTTTTAGATTCTAAAAAACATATACAAATACAAAGATTAGAACCAATATTTAATCAGTCAGGTTCTATTATTTCAAGAGACCCAAAAAATTGTGATGTTCAGTTATCTTTAGTATATTTAAGACATAAAACAAAACTGCCGATCACTACAAGACTAGATGGAATATACTATGATTTAGCAATACCATATAGAGGAAAAAACAAACCAATTTCAAAAGCTCATTCTTTATCATCTGGAATTATATATCAAAGTAAATCCTGTATGATAATGTGTGAAAAATTTTTATCACCAAGAAGAACTAAAAATTATGATATAGTATATAATGGGATAGATCCAAATTGGGCGGGAAGTTTTATAGAACATGAAGGAATTAATATAGTAACATCAGCTAAATGGAGAAGATTTAAAAGATTAAAAGAAATTATAGATTTATTTTTGGGTTTTCAAAAAACTGTTCCAAATTCTAAATTACATATTTTAGGAAGACTTCATGAAAATGTTCCTATAAAACATCCAAATATAATTTATTATGGAATGGTTGACTTTAAAAAAATGTCAGAAATTTATAGAACTGGAGATATGTTTATTCATCTAGCAAAAAATGATGCATGTCCAAAAACAGTTTCTGAAGCTTTGGGTGTTGGGATGCCGGTAATTACAACAGAAGCTTGTGGTGGAGCAACTGAAATGGCTTCAATGACTGATGGTTGTGTAATTTGTAAAGGTGATAAAATTACAATTGAACCGGATTATGTTTATAGAGATGAATGGAATATTTTAACGGATGTTTTGAAAAAAAGAATTTTAAAAAGCATGATTCAAATTTCAAAAGATAGAAGACGAATAATTTTACCAGAAGAATTATATATTGAAACTACAGCAAAAAAATATTTACAAGTTATGGAGAATTGTATAAGATGAAATATTTAGAGAAAGAAATTGGTAAATTTAAAATGAGAATTAAATCTAAGGAAGGGGGAATTCATTCAGACCTTAGAAAAATGAAAAAAGGAAGTACAAAAGAAAGAGAACCAGAGTTATTAAATACTATTAAAGATGAAGTTAAAGAAGGTTTTACTGCAATAGATTTGGGAGCTAATATTGGTTATATAACTTTATTATTATCAGATCTTGTTGGTAAGAAAGGAAAAGTTTTAGCCATAGAACCGGAACCAGAAAATTTTGAAATTTTGAAATATAACTTAGAACTTAATAAAATTAAAAATGTAGAACCGATAAATTTAGCAATTAGTGATGAAGATAAAAAAATATGTTTTTATATTGGAAAATCTTCAAATTTATCCAGTATTATTCCATCTAAAAATTCAACTAATAAAAAAATAGATGTTAATTGTTTGACTCTAACTTCATTGTTAAAAAATAAACCTTACCCAAACTTTGTGAAAATGGATACAGAGGGAGCAGAAGTAGAAATTTTTAGAGGAATGTATGAATATTTTAAAAATAATAATGATGGGAATTGTTTAATCATTTTAGAAATTCATCCAATTTTTTATTCAAAAAAACATAATTTAGAAATTGAATTTAAGAAATTTTTAGAGATTGGTTTTTCAACAAAATATGTGATATCTGCTGGAGTTCCAATTCCGGACCTTTTTAAAAAATATGGGTATACACCAGATAAAGTTTTTAGAAACAGAGGAGTTTATACTACAATTACTGATAAAGATATGTTATATTTTTCATGTCATCGACACATTCAAAAAGTTCCCGGGAAAAAAGATTCAACTAAAATAGTAAGATATGTCGGATTATATAGGGGAAAGTAATGAAAATTTTAATTCTTGGAAAAAATGGAATAGCTAGAAAAAATTGGGGACATCAACTATTTTTAAATTCATTTAGTAGACATCATGAATGTATTTACTGGGGAGAAGGACATAAAAATTTTGATCCAGATATGACAATTTCTCATGTAATATCTATGTATGGGGAACCTGATTTAATTTTGACATATCTTGCTAAAAGGTCTTATACATTAAAAGGTTTAGATAAATTACAGAATTATAAACGAGTTCATATTGAGATTGATTTTTTTGATAAAACTGGAAATTATAAAGGACAATATGATAGTTCATCAAAATATAATAGATATGATCAATTCTTTAAAGAATATAAACCACAAATCATCTTTGCTCCGGTTACTACAGTTTTGAATGGATTAATTAAACATAAACTTTGCAGTAAGAATTTCTTATTACCTTTTTCTGTCGATATACAAACATATAAAAAACTAGATTTAGAAAAAGTTATTGATGTAATGGCAGTATTTTCTAATTCTTCATCCGCATATCCAAGAAGAAAAAATATTCAAAGAATGGTAAGTAAATTAAAAGGAATAAAATCAGTTACAAGAAAACACAAACACAATGATCATGTTAGATTAATTAATCAATCAAAAATTATCATAACAAGTAATAATTTATGGAATTCTTTAAGTATGAGATATACTGAAGTTTTAGCATGCGGAGGATTTTTATTAGCGGATAAACCAGAGGATTTAGAAAAATTAGGATATGTTGATGGAAAACATTTAGTTATCTATAAAGATTTAAAGGATTTAGAAAATAAAATTTATTATTATTTAAAACATGAAAAAGAAAGAGAAAAAATAGCAAAAGAAGGAATGAAATTTGTTTTACAAAATCATACTACTGATATAAGAGTAAAAGAATTTACTGATATAGTGAATAGAGAATTATTTGGAGGAAAATAATAATTGAAATCTTTAGAAAAACCATCTATTTTTTATGATAAAAATATTATTGATATGGAAAAAAGTGAACACAGATATGATGAATTATATACTTCAGCATGTGTTATGTTAATTAAAAATAATATTTCATTAGATGAACCAATTATTGATATTGGTTGTGGTATTGGAGCATTTGCAAAATACTTAAAACAGTTTGGTTTTAAGAAATATGTTGGAATAGATTTTTCAGAAAAAGCGATCGATAGAGCAAAGGAAAGATTTCCAGAATATAGATTTATATGTGGAAATTTAATAACAGATAAAGTGCCAAAAAAAATTATTAAAAAAGGAAATGTTTTTGTTTGTTTTGAAGTATTAGAACATATAGAAAATGATAAAGAAATTATTAAATGTATTCCAGAAAATTCTTTATTTATTTTTTCTGTTCCAAATATTTCTGGTCATGGTCATGTTAGATGGTTTGAAAATCAAAACAAAGTTGAAGAAAGATATTCAGATGTAGTACAATTTACAGAAGAAAAAAACCAAATGATTAAAAAAGGAAAACCTCATCATAAATTATTTCTATTTAAAACATATGTGAAGGAGAGAAAAAATGAGAAAAGTACCATTGAGCAGATTATGGATTGATAAAAATGAATTAATTGAAATTAAAAAAGTATTAGAAACTGGTTGGTTAACAAAAGGTCCAAAGAATATTGAATTAGAAAAAATGGTTTCTGAATATCTGGGAGTTAAACATGTTATATGTTGTTCTTCATGTACTACTGCATTACATTTAGCTTTAATTGGATTGGGAATTATAACTAGAGAGGATGAAGAACCGGAAATATTAGTTGCGGATTATACATATCCAGCAACAGGACACTCAGTAAAGTATTGTGGAATGAAACCAGTTTTTGTTGATATAGAACCAAAAACTTATAATATGGATTATAAAGATTTAAAGAAGAAAATAAATAAAAAGAAGACAAAAGCTATTATAGTAGTTCATACTTTTGGTCAAGCTGCAGATATGGATAAAATTATGAAGATTGCAAACAAAAAAAATATTCCGGTAATTGAAGATGCCGCTTGTGCTATGGGATCAAAATATAAAGGACAATATTGTGGAACCATTGGAAAAATAGGATGCTTTTCAATGCACGCAACCAAAGGTGTTGGGGTTGGAGAAGGTGGACTTCTAGTAACTAATGATGATGATATAGCTTTAAGAGCGAGAAGTTTTGGAACGTTTGGATTGAATACTTGGAGTAGAGAAAATAGTAAAGAATTTGAAATTCCGGTATTTGAAAATATTGGATTTAACTATAAACTTAGTGATTTAGCTGCTGCAGTTGGAATTGCACAATTTAGAAAATTAGATAAAATTATTAAAAAGAAAAATGCTTTAGCTAGATATTGGAACAAAAGGTTAAAAGAAATTGATTATATTAAAGCACCATATACTAGAAAAGGGAAAGGAAATATTCACAATTTTCAAGGATATAGTTGTTTAGTTACTCCAGTTGTAAATAGAAATAAGTTAATACAATTATTAAAAGATAATGGTATACAATGTCAGATTGGAACCTATTGTTCTTATATTCAGCCTTGTTATAATAATCTAGATGATAATTGTGAAATTTCAAAAGATGTTTATAATAGATCAATTAGATTACCAATGTTTTATAAATTGAAACGAGAAGAAATTGATTATGTTATTGATGTTTTAAAGAAGATTAGAGATCAAGTATTTACTTGATCTCTAATATTAATAATGAAAGAGGAGTAAGGCTTCGTATCCAGCGCAATAAGCATCTGTCTACGAAGCCTTGAACTGCGCGAACAGCAGGCTTTCATTTTGATACGTTTCGCGCCATATCAAAACTTATACCTTTAATAAACCTCCTCTCTCAAAAAATAATATATTTAGTAATAGTTTTTATAATGGATTATGTGGAGTAAAATATGAAAATCTTAGTTAGTGGTTCATGTGGATTTATTGGAGTTCATACCTGTTTAAAATTATTAGAATTAGGACATGAAGTTATTGGAATTGATAATTTTAATGATTACTATGATCCTCAAATAAAATATGATAGATATAAACTAATAAGAAATGATGTTGATGTTTTAAGTGGCAATATTGAAGATGAAAAGATATATTCAATATTACCAAAAGTTGATTTAATTATTCATTTAGCAGCACAAGCTGGAGTTAGATATAGTTTAATAAATCCTGAATCATATATTAATTCAAATATTGTTGGATCATTTAGATTAATTGATTTTGCAAAAAAATGTGAATGTGAAAGATTTATATATGCTTCCTCTGCTTCAGTATATGGAAAGAATAAAATACCATGGAATGAAAGTATGAATTTATCAGAACCAATTAGTTTATATGGTGCAACTAAAATCTCAGCAGAATCTATAGCGGATTCATATTTTGAAATGTTTGGATTAAAGTCCGTTGGATTGCGATTCTTTTCTGTATATGGACCTTGGGGAAGACCAGATCTGTCTCTATGGAAATGGACAGAAGGAATTTTAAAAGATGAACCAATTAAAGTTTTTAACTATGGAAAAAATAAAAGATCATGGACATACATTGATGATTTAATTCCTGGAATAATATCTACAATGACCTCAGATGGAAATATTGAAAAGTTTAATTTAGGATCTGATAAATTAGTAGATATCGATTATTCTGTTGATTGTATATCCAATTATTTAGGAATAAAACCTAAGAAAGAATATGAGCCGATGCAGGATGGTGATATAGTTGAAGCTAATCCTGATCTAACTAAATCTAGAAAAATATTAGGGTTTGAACCAAAAGTAGACTTTGAAGATGGTATTAAAAAATTTGTTAACTGGTTCAGAGAGTATGAGAAATTATGAAAATTATAACAATTCTGGGAGCAAGACCTCAGTTTATTAAGGCTTCTGCATTATCTAATTTAATTAATAAAGATCCAGATATAGAAGAAATAATTATTCATACCGGACAACATTTTGATTTAATGATGTCTGATATTTTCTTTAGTGAATTAGAAATTCCAAAACCAAAATATAATTTAAACATTTCCAGTTTATCACATGGAGCAATGACTGGAAGAATGATGGAAGAAATTGAAAAGATTTTATTAATTGAAAATCCTGATTTAGTTTTAGTTTATGGTGATACGAATTCGACATTGGCAGGAGCATTGGTATCTTCAAAATTAAACATTCCTGTTTGTCATATTGAAGCAGGTTTAAGATCTTTTTATAAAAAGATGCCGGAAGAAATAAATAGAAAATTAACAGATCATATTTCAGATTATTTATTTTGTCCAACTACTGTAGCGATTGAAAATCTAAGACAAGAGGGAATTACCAAAAATGTAGAATTAGTTGGAGATATAATGTATGATTCTTTTTTAAAATATAAACAAACATATAAAGAAGATTCACCTTTAAATCTTTTAGCATTAAAACCAAAAAGATATTGTTTATTAACTTTACATAGACAAGAAAATACTGATGATTTTAAAAAGGTATATTCAATATTATTAACTATAAATAAATTATCAAAAAAATATAATTATAGTTTTGTTTTTCCAATGCACCCTAGAATCAAAATATTTTTAGAAAAAAATTCTTTTATATTTCAAGATTTTGAAAATATTATTTTTATTACTCCAGTATCTTATATAGAAATGATCGAATTAGAAATTAATGCTAAAATTATTTTGACAGATTCTGGAGGGATACAAAAAGAAGCATATTTTGCAAAAACACCATGTATAACTTTAAGAAATCAAACAGAATGGATAGAACTATTATCAACAGATATGAATGTATTAACAGGATTAAATGAAAATAAAATAATTGAAGCATTTGAAAAATTTATAGTTGATAATAATAATTTTAATCAAAATTTATATGGAGATGGAAAAACTGGACAAAAAATTTTAGAAAAAATAAAATCGGCAAAAAAGGAGCTTTAAAGCTCCTATTCATATCCATATTTATCCATCAGATAGATGGCGAGATCCCACATGACAGAACCTCTTTCTCCAGACCAATAAAGCTGCCACTGATAACCAGCAAACTTGATATTAAACTTCTGGTCCGGAAGAATTTTTCTGATATACCGACACCAGTCAACCCAATTAGCTACCGTTTTTTGGGACATGTCCATTTAATTGACCTCCATTAAAATTTATTAAAAAAGGAGATGTAGTGTCTCCTTTTTATTTTTCTCAGGCAGAGACAGGGACCAAAACACCATTAACTTTCTTCACGACTTTCGTCCCGTACTTAACCGGGGTTTTGTCTTTTGATGAGCGTGACGTTTTTGAATAACAAATCGACTTTGCTAACCACTGAAGATGTTTTCCCGCAATCTTGTACATTTTGCACCCCCTATTTTTTGTTTTAGATTTGTTTATTTTTTAAATAGTCACCAATCTCATAAATGGATTTAATCTTCCTCCCTTCCTCAATCGCTTCATTTAAAAGACGATTCTGATGTTTATTCAGGAAGCCATCAAGATACATCACCTGAACGAAAGATTCAACAATGTTAAAATCTGCTTCATTAAATCCCCATTCGATGACTTGATCCTTATATCTCAACTTCCCAAATTTATCAGAAAGTCCAAGATACCAAATACATTTATCTCCCTTTACTAATTCTCCGGAACCATTATTTGTAAAGGAACATCCACAATCACTAAGAAGGAAATTTGTTACTTGATTAGCATTAGCATTTTCCAACCAAGGAACTTCAGGAAAGTTATTTGTGAATATCTTAACTCCAATTTCAACTTCTTCCTTTCTCTTAAAGAATAAAGTTATAAACCCAACAACTGGAATTAAGATAAACCAACCCTTGTAGCCTGCGTCTTGAATTCTTCTCCACCCAGCACAGAATCCGGGAAGAATTGAAACTCCCAGGAAAATGCGATATACTTCATTGGAGATAAAATCCAAACTGAAACTGATTACAACGTTAATAATAAAGAATGTCCAATAATCCTTTCTTGACATTCTTCCCTTCAAAGTAATCTGTTTGAAAACTTCAATATACATCTTAAAAATGTTTTTAATTGTGTTCATGACACCCTCCTTCTTTTATTATATTTATGGGATATATTTATATATCCCTTCAAAATCAAAAGAGAAAGATCCACCCGCTTGATGTTATCTTAGGATGGATCTTTTATGTAAACTGAGTTGAGACCAATGGAGTTTGGTTTTTATTTTTCTCAGTTACATACTAATAAATGAATGGAGTCAAGGATTCGAACCTTGGAATTAACCCCCTCGGGGGTGAGACCTCTTGATTTAAGTTTTTTCATCAATGATTTTCTGGATAATCATTAACTATTCTCCCAGCAAGAAAAACTAAATCAACATTCTCCCTCCATTCAATTATTAATATATGTAGTAATTACATCTATACTGAAAAATTTTTAGATAAAATTTTTGAAAATATGAACAAAAATAAAAAGGATGAATCTTCATGTCCTATCCAAAAAATCCATATGAAATAATTGTTAAAAACGAGTATTATCCGGGTGGTTTAAAAGAGGTTGATATTTGGAATTATTATCAACAAAATCGCAGAAATCTTTTAAAAGAAACTTTAGGAAAAACATTAATTGTATTCTTTGCAACAAGTTTAAATAAGACTATAGTAATAAGAAAAAACAAATCTAAAGGTTTAATAAGATTAACACCAACTGATTATAATACAATTGTTAGTGGAAGAACATTAAGTTTTCATTCTGTAATGGATAAATATTCTAATTATGGAATTATTGATATAGATACTGATAATTTTGATAAGGCTAAAGATGCAATAATTGATATTCATAATATAATGGAAAAAGCAAAATTTACAAAGGATTTACAAATTCGGTTTAGTGGTAAAAAAGCTTTTCATTTAAAAGTTGATTTATATGGTGAATATAGAATTGAAGATATTAGAAAAATATTTTTTAATCATTTAATTGAAAATAACATACAGAAAAAATATACAATAGCTCATAAAAAATTTAGAAATATTCCGAATATTGATTTGAATAGAAATGTTTATAATGCTGGTTACATAACTTTACATTCTTTATCAATAATTGGGTTAAAATGTATGGAAGTTACTTTAAAGAAGGTTAAGAATTTTAGAAAAGAAGAAGCAAAAATAATTTAACTGAGGTACTAGAATGGCGATAACTTTTGGTTTAATTGGAAAAGGAAAAATATCAGAAAGACATATTAATGCTATAAATGAAATTGGTGGAGAATTAGTTCAAACATATGATCCATTATTATCTAATTTGCAAAATATAGAAAATTTATTTAGATATGATTTTGATTATACTGTTATTTGTAGTCCATCTAATTATCATTATGAACATATAAAATTAGCATTAAAAAATAATAGAAAAGTAATAGTTGAAAAACCCCAACAATTAAGTTGGAACCCGATTATAGATAATGATGATATAAATGTTGTTTTACAATTTAATTGGCTAGATAATTTTCCAAAAAAAGCTAACTTAATAAAAGTTGTTATGGTTAGGGATGAAAAATATTTTAAATCTTGGAAAGGTGACATTCAGTCAACAGGTGGAGTTTTTCCATTATTATTTATACATTATCTTGATTTAGCAATTAAATTAGATGCGAGATTTTCTGGATTAGTAATTCCAGAAGGAAAACAAATAAGACAAATAGATGAATTTGATTTAAATTCTGTAGATATGAATAATTTATATGTAAAAATGTATCATGATATATGTTTTAATAATAAAGGAATTAAACCTAAAGATACCATGTTTTTAAATTGGTTAATGGAAAAAGCGGGGTTAATATATGGACATGGGTATGATATACTAGGAAAACAAATTGAGTTTAAACCAAATGATTTAGTTGATTTGGTTGGGGGTGGTAATGGAAAATGAAAAAGACGAGGAACCAGGATTTTTGATTATACATAGAAATTTACCAGGATCACATTTAGATGGAATTGATTGTTGGTGTGAACCTTTTGTTATTCCAGAAGATACAATAATGACTCCAACTCAAATTGTTGAAAAGGTAAGTGTTAAGAAATTTTTAAATTAAGAAAGGATTGCATTTTGAAAAAATGGTTGGATAAAATCAAAAAACTTTTTAAAAAAGAAAAACCATATTTTGTTCATGAGTCGAGTTATATTGATAACAATGTTGAAATAGGAGAGGGAACTAAAATTTGGCACTTTACACACATTCTATCAAATACAAAAATTGGAAAAAATTGTTCTATTGGTCAGAACGTATCTATTGGTCCAAACGTTATAATTGGGGACAATGTAAAAATACAAAACAATGTTTCTTTATACGAAGGACTTATTGTAGAGAATGATGTTTTTATTGGACCATCAGCAGTATTTACAAATGTTTTGAATCCAAGGTCAACTATATCTAGAAAAAATGAATTTAAACAGACAATATTAAAAAAAGGTTGTTCTATTGGAGCTAATGCTACTATTGTTTGTGGTCATATAATTGGTGAGTATTCTTTAGTTGCAGCAGGTGCTGTTGTTACAAAAAATGTTGGAAAAAATGAAGTTGTAGTCGGAAATCCCGCTATTTATAAATGGATGATTTGTAAATGCGGAAAAAATTATGGAAGAGATTATGTTGTTTGCGAGAATTGTAAATGAGAAAATTATATATTTTCAGAACAAACTTGACTAATCTAGAATATTATCATAAGTATAATGAACTAGATGAGTTTAAACAAAAATGTCATGACTTTTATTTAACACAAGGTACATGGTTCTTAGAAAACAATTATTTTGATGAAATTATAATTTGGAGATTAACTAATACAAATCATAATGATATAATATTTAATATTAATGGAAAGAAATTTATTCAAAAATGGGTTAATAATTTTAATGAAGTTTTTAAATATGATAAACCTGACATAACATTTTTTCGAGGTGGGTTTAAAGAATATTGTGAAATAACAAAAAGAAATCCTAAATTCTTTGGATTAAAATTGTATCTAGCAGCTGGTAAAAGATTATTACCACAATATGGGGGAATTTACGATAAAATATTAATTGAGGATGAAAGAGACAAAGTTTTAAATTCAATACCTTTTTATAAAACGACCAATCCAAATGTTTTTAAACCTTTAAATCTAAATAAAAAATATGATTTATGTATTATTTCAAATTTTACGCAATTAAAATATAAAGGATTTGATTTTATAATTACTGAAATTGTAAAAAACTCATTTTTACAAAATTTAAAAATTTGTCATATTGGAAATAAAAAAGAAATTGGAATTCAATTATGTAAAGAAAAAAATATAACAAATATTGAATTTTTAGGTCAATTAGAAAGATCTGAAATTAACAACGTATTGAATCAGAGTAAATTTGGAATTGTTTCATCAAATTCTTTAGATGGGTGTCCAAGAGTTATTACTGAAATATTAACATCTGGAACACCATTGCTCTTAAAAGATTCTACAAGATTATTAACTTATTATAAAAAATATGGTGTTGCACAATTTAATGATAGAACATTTTTAAGAGTTTTTATGGTAGCTGATAAAAGATATGAAGATTTAAAAAAAGATTTAATTGATAATTTGAATATGTTTTCTATGGATGAAATATGTAAAAAAAATATTGAGTTATGGAGGTAATTATGACTTTTGAAATTGCTATAATTAAATGGATTGATTCAACTTATTATAGAATTGAAGGATGTGTTAATAAAGAAGAGATTGATGAAGTTAAACCAAAAGAAATATATTCAGTTGGTATACTAGTGTATCAAGATGATGATTGTATAATTATTTCACAAGATTTCGAACCAATAACAAATTCAGAAAGATTAGTTTTGACAATTCCTAAAAAGTCAGTAATAAAATATGAAACAAAAAAAAATAAAATTTGATATCAAAAAATAACCCCCCTGATATAATGGGAAGTTATTTTTAATTTTTTTAAAGATTGTCCAGTACTGTTCGGAAAATTTTTCCAAAGAAAGATTTTTTACCAGGTGTATGCTCCATCACATTAACCCGGTTATTAATGTCTTCCTTCAACTCGAAAACTCTTTCGTTTTTAAATTTTTTAATTTTGTTGATTCCCGAAACAGCCGCTTTAAACTTTTTGTTTGATAAAGCAATGTCACATGCTCTATCAACTGGATCAATCGATAAACCATCAACCATTTTTCTTTCAAAACTTCTGTAATCTTCTTTTCCCAATTTATTAAATTTCATTAATAATCTTGGAAAATTTTCTAGAGCAATCTCAAAGAATGCATCGTCTTGATGTAAAGTTGCCATAATTTTTCCTCCTGTTTTTATTTAGTTTTATTCAATAATTAATATATATAGTAAAACAATCTATACAAAAAAAATAACAACCAAAAAATGAGAGATTGCTCTCTCATTTTTGTAAATGTTTCTAACCATTAATAATGGTTAGTTATCCAGAGAATCCGTGTCTGCGTTCTCGCCGGATTCATCGCCGGAATTGGCGCCGATAACATAACCGACTGCGGCGGCAGCAATGTGGGTAAGGATCAAACCGGTAGCGATAACCCACGTTTTCTGATACCATTTCTTTTCAACCACTTCATTTGTTTTGTTCTCTTCCATTCTTAATTCCTCCTTAAAAGCTTGGTTGTAAAAACGCAATTATTAAAATGAAGATCATAATTATAGTTACTACTTGCGCAATAACTCTTTTAGGATCTTCCTTCCAACATTTTTTAACAACATCAATAATTTCCGTCATATACATCTCCTTTTTTAATTATTTCAAAAATTAATATATATAGTAGATCTTAGAATACTGAATTTTTAAACAGGATATTTTCTAGAAAGAATAGAACAAATAAACAAAAAGAAAGGATAGTTTGTAAATATGACAGATTTAGTAATATTATTTTCTGGTGGAGCTGATTCAACATTGTTATTAAAAATCGCAGAAAAAATTAACAGAAAACCGCTAGCTTTAATGATAGATTATAATCAACTACATATTCAAGAATTGGAATTTGCAAAGAGATATTGTGAAAAAAATAAAATTAAAAACATGACAATTAAAATTGATGGTTATGAGGTTAATTCAGCATTGACTGGTAATGGAGAAAAAGGAATTTATCGAGGTGTTAATATTCATAATGTACCCCAAAGAAATTCAATATTTTTAACTTTAGCGGCAGGAATTGCTGAATCTAAAAATATTACTGAGATTTGGTTTGGTGCAAATTGGCAAGATTTTGAATTAGATTTCCCAGATTGTTTGCAACCATATATTGGGAAGATGAACGAACTTTTAAAAATTAGCGGAGCAAAACCAATTACTGTTTATGCTCCATTATTGGGAATGAGTAAAGAATTAATTAAAGAAATGTTAAAATTATATAGTATAAATTCAAATGATATTTTTAGTGGATATGGAGAGTTTGAATAATGGAATGGGATGAATATTTTGTTTCGATGTTATATTTGGTAGCTATGAAAAGTAAGGACATGAAAACTCAAAATGCAACTATAATTGTTGATTGTTTTAATAGAATTAAATCAACAGGGTATAATTCTTTTCCATCTGGTATTAATGATTATGTTCCAGAAAGACAAGAAAGACCTGAAAAATATTTTTGGTTTGAGCACGGAGAAAGAAATGCAATTTATAATGCTGCAAAAAATGGTGTTTCTTTAGATAGATGTAAATTATATGTAACTGGAATTCCATGTATGGATTGCGCAAGAGGGATTGTTCAATCAGGAATAATTGAAGTTATATATCATGTTTTACAACCATACGAAAGTAAAATATGGGAAGAACATAATAAAAGAACATTAGTTTTATTTGAAGAAGCAGGAGTAAAAATTAGAGAGTATACCGGATCTATTGTAGAACACCCATTTGTTAGAAGAGATGGGAAAAAGATTTATGTATAGAAAGGAAAAGAAATGAACATAAAAAATCGTCCAAGCTTGAAATTTACAATCTATTTAGCAGGTTATAACAAGGATTTAGAATATAGAAAAGAAGTTAAAGAAAACTATGGGGAACATTTTAATATTTTAGACCCAATGACAATAACATTTGATGAAGTGTATGAGGATATTGGAAAAGAATTATCAGATATTTATTTAATAAGACGCGATAAGAAAATGATTAATCAATGTGATATGTTGATCGCGAAGGTTGAACATCTACCAGAAGGAAAAATTATGATTGGAACTTTTATGGAAATAATGTATGCACATACAAAAGGTATTCCAGTATTTATAATTAGTTCTGATGATAATTTGTTGGAAAATCCATGGTTGAAATTTCATTGTGAAGCAAGATTCAATACAGTTAAAGATTGTTTTGAATTTATTCTAAGTAAAGAAAAATAAGATGTTATTTCAAGAAGCTTTTAAACATCTTAAAAATGGAAAAAAGATTAGTAGAGTTGGGTGGTATAATAAAAATATTTACTTAATTTATTCATGTCAAAAACAATCATTATTTGTTGAAAATTGGAATAAAAGAAGAGGATTAAATTTTTCATTCTCAATCACTAAGTATATTGATGGTTTGATAGTTCCATGGTTATCTAATTATACAGATCTGCATTCTGATGATTGGGAAATTATTTAAAAAAAGTAAAATGGAGAACATTATGAATTATAATTTTAGTGATGCATTGATGTTATTAAAAGACGGAAACAGATTATGTAGGAAAAATTGGAATGGTAAAAACATGTATATTTTTATTATAAAAAATTGGACATATACAAACGAAATTAATGATAATTATGAAAACTTGCCATTTATCGCTATGAAAACTTTCGATGAAAAAATAGTTCCGTGGTTAGCAAGTCAGACAGATATTTTATCAAATGATTGGGAAATTGTGTATTTAACTTAAAAACAAGAAACTTTTTTTATTTTTGAGAACAAATCATAAAATAGAAACTTTTAGTTGACGAGGAAATAAAAACTATTTATTTTTTTATATTAAAAACGAAAATTAGTATTTAAGAAAGGAAAGAAAAATGAGTGAAGCAACAATGGTAAATATGGGAAAAGAGGCGAACGCGGGATTTACAAGAGATGATAGTAAAACAGTAACAAGATTATTAGATAAGAATTGGTCTCCCCTCTTGGTCAGAAAAACAATGGTAGAGGGCTGGCCGCTTTTTTGCGCATGCATATGTGATGCAAATTTAAATGATCTAGATCAGGTTATTTATGATTTAACAGATCAAGCTAAACAAAATGGATTTTTAGATGGAAGCATCCAAGGTATTAGAAATTATTGTGGTTTTTTAAGTGATGGAATGGTTAAGCATTATAATTCTATTAAACGAGGATGTATGGAAGGGTTGTTAATTTTATATTGCTGTGATAAGTGCGTCTGCGATTCTGCGTATGGCGACGCTATGGTTCATAATAAATGCTTAAATGAAATTATGTTCATCATTAACACCATGCCTCATATTTAAAATCTTTTTTAGTACAATCTTCTTACTTAAAATTTTAGAACAAATTAAAAATGAGAATTAAAAAGCGGCGAATAATGGGGTTACATAAAACTAATAAAACAAAATTTTTAAAGAGAAGGAGAATAGAAAATGAGTGTATTAAATGAATTGGTAGAAAAGTTGGAAGCAAGTTTGAATGCAGCGAAAGTTGAAATTGCTGAGTTTGAAAAGGGTAAAAAGGTTGCAGCAGGAAAGGTCCGGAAAGAAGCCCAGATCAGTAAGAAACTCTGGCAGGACATTAGAGTTGCAACCATGGATGCTCTAAAGGCTATGCCGACAAAAACCAGAGCTCCAAAAGCTTAATCGGTTCAAAATAAAACTAAAAGGTGGTGACAAAATGAAGTAGATTAATAATTATTTAAATCAACAATTTAGAGGTCCTCCTTGGATTGATGTCATGTTAAAAATACAATAATACAAATCAATCCAAGGAGGACAAAATCATGTTAAGAGAAACAAAATCAAAGTTAAAAAGTATTGCATCTGAAATTAGAGCTTTAAAAAATCAAAGACCCTTAAAAAATCGTGGTGCCAAAAAGTTATGGGAAATTGAGTCTAATCTGAATCAGTTAAGATATCATTTTAGACATACTCACATAGCATATTGTGAACTACGAGGAAGAAGCAGACATCAAATTGAAAAACCATCAGAATCAAACAAACCAAGTCAAAGTTATATCGACAAAATCAAAAAGGAAATTTTAGACAAATATGAAGCAGAGCAAGCTATACGTGCTTGTGCGTAAGGATTTAGATTATTCATCACCTGCTGTGCAAGCTGGTCACGCTACTGCGGAATTTTGTTTGCGCAGCAGGTTTTCAACTATATGGAATAATCATATTCTGGTTTATTTACAAGTTGAAAATTTAAAAAAATTAAAAAATTGGTTATTTAAATTTGAAAAAAGAAACATTGAAACTAGTGTTTTTTATGAACCGGATTTAAATAATGAGATGACTGCATTTTGTGCTCTTGTGAATGAAGAAGATTCTGGTTTTTTAAGTTCGTTAAATTTATTAGAATAATGTCGGTATAGCTGAGAGGTTTAGCGCGAGTCCCTAACACTCGGTCAACATTGGTTCAAATCCAATTACCGACGCCAAAGGAATTTAAAACAATGGATAAAGTGAATCACCTTAACTCTTAAGAGTTAAGGCTTCTGGAGTGATCTAGAAGAGTAATTGGTTCACCAGACTAAGGTAAAAGAAATTTTACCTACGTTATTTTAGTTATCTTACCCAGAAATGTCGCCTCAGTTTCTGGCTCTAAGTGGGCACTGTAAACAAAGAGGAAACTCTTAGTCAACCCAGATTGACTCGTTTTAAATGAGTAAGCTAAAATAACATTGTCGAGAGGAAGTTGCTAATTTTCAATTGGTAAAAGATTGAAAACAGCCATAACTCAGGAATAGGAGAAAAAACTCATATGTTAGTTTTTGTACTAAACAAACATGGTAAACCTTTAATGCCATGTAAACCAAGAAAAGCAAGAAAATTATTAGAAGATGGGAAAGCAAAAGTTGTAAATAATTGTCCTTTCACAATTAAACTTTTATATGGATCAAGTGGTTATAGACAAAAAGTTGAATCATCAATTGTTCCAAGTTCAAGTAAAATTGGAATTTCATCAAGAGCAAACAATAAGTGTGTATATAGTTCAACAATAGAATTAAGAAATGACATTTCAATGAAAATGAAAAGAAGAAAATCATATAGAATTACCAGAAGAAATAGAAAAACTAGATATAGAAAATGCAGATTTTTAAATAGAAAAAGTAATAGAAAATTTAATCCAACAATAACATCAAAAATAGAAAGTCATAAAAGAGAAATTAGAAGGGTTGAAAAAATACTTCCAAATCTAAATTGGATTATTGTTAAAAATTCTATAAAAAAAGATTATCAAGGTCCTAAAGATTTAGAATGGTTAAATTTACAAAGACAAGTTTTTGAAAGAGATAATTTTAGATGTAGACATTGTAAAGGAAAATCCAAAAATTATGAACTTCATGCTCATCATGTTATTCATAGAGAACATGGAGGAGAAGATAATATAGAAAATATTATAACACTTTGTAAAACTTGTCATGTTGAATATCATAGAGGAAAGATAATTTTAAATATTGATAAAAATGTATATAAAGGAAAACCTGACACTGAATTATCTATAATCAGAAAGAATTCTATTATTGAAAATTCAATTGAAACCTATGGTTTTTTAGTTAAATCAAAAAGACAAAATTTAAATTTAGAACACAATCCAATAAATAATGCTTGTTCAATTCTAGATGTAATTCCAGATAATAGATTTCATATTAAAAATATATCAAAAGGTGATTATCAACAAACAAAAGGAATTAGAAGTCAAATGAAAATACCAACTGGGAAAATTATGAATGTTAGAAAATTTGATAAAATTAAATGTAATAATATTATTTGTTTTGTAAAGGGAAGGATGTCAACAGGATATGCTATTGTTATGGATATATTTAACAATAGCATGAAGAAACTTGTAAAATTAACAGAAGTTAAAATTTTAAAAAGAAGATCAAATTCAATGGTAACAGAATTTTAACGAATTCATCTAAGGGTCTAAAGACCTCTTAGTTTTCTTCGTTATTATTATAAAGACTAATAAGATTCAATGCAACTTTTGTAAAGATATTATTGAATCTGTACATAGACATGATTTCAAATCATGTTTTTGCGGAAGAGTTTCAGTAGATGGTGGTAAAGATTATTTAAAAAGATGTTTTATAGAATCACCAGAAAAAGATTATACGGAGTTATCAGAATATGAGTAAAAAAATAGTAATTGAAAGTTGTTCTGAATGTCCATTTTTAATTCATAAAGATTATTCTGATTTTTATCAATCTTATTATTGTAAAAAATCATCTAGAAATGTAAACAAAAAGAAACTAGCTAGAGAATTTAATTATTTTCCAAATTGGTGTAAACTTCAAGATGATACAGGAGATTAATATGACAGAATCTAACAAAAAACCAATGATGGAATTGGTTAAAAATGAAGAGTGGCAAAAAGTTAGAAAATCACTATTAGGTCAATGGAAAGTTAGATCTGAATGGTGTTGTTTACAATTAAGAAAATATCTTGGAAATATTTCAACTACAAGTGATGATAAGTTAAGAATAGTAATGAATTACTTAACTGGGTCAGGATTTAGATCTGGTTTAATAAAACCACCTTGTGTAATTAAATTAAGGGGTGAGATTTCTGCAGAAATGAAAAAGAGGAAATTTAAGTAAGGATAATGAAATGAAAAAATTTCATGTTAATAGTAAACCATATTTTACTATTTGCAGTATTCATGAAGAGATAAGAAATATTTTCAGAAACATTTTAAAAATAGATCCAAAAGGTTTTCAAAGTTCAGAAGATTTATATAATTCGGTCAAAGAAAACTAAGTGGTCTTTAGACCCTTAGATGAATTTGAACCGATCTTCTGATTTGTTTAGAACAAATATTAAATCTATAATTATTATAAGAGGAAAAATGTATCTTACACAAGTCAACAAGCTTAGGAACATTGATAAAGAATCATTTGAGATTCTTGTATTATTATCAAGATTATGCAAGAATATGTACAATGTAGGCGTCTATAATGTGAGACAAAAATTTATATTTGAAGGAAAGTATACAAATTATTTTTCTAATTACCATGATTGTAAATATAATGAAAATTATAAATTTTTAGTTCAAATTGGTCAAAACGTGTTAAGATCTGTTGATTTTTCATTTAGATCTTTTTTTGAACTAGTTAAAAAGAAGAAAGAAGGAATTGATTTGGGTAAAGTTAATTTACCAGGGTATTTAGACAAAAACTCTTATTATCCAATAATTTGGCAAAAACAAATGTTTCAAGTTATAGATAATAAAATTCGGCTTTCAATGACTGGTGAGTTTAAAAAAAAATTTAATATTAGTAAAAGATTTTTATTCTTTGACCTTCCAAAACACATTGATAAAAATTCCATTAAAGAAATTAAAATAGTTCCAAGACAAAAAGCAAAATATTTTACAATACATATCACTTATAAAAAGAAGGAAATAAAAAATGAACATTTAAATCCAGATAAGTTTCTGAGTATAGATTTAGGAGTATCTAATCTTGCTTCATGTATTGATTCTGAAGGGACATCTTTTATAATAGATGGTAAAAAACTAAAATCAATAAACCAAGGATTCAATAAAGAAATAGCAAGGTTAAAAAGTATTCTTGATAAACAAGAACCAAATTCCAAAAGATATTCAAATAGAATGTACAATGTTGTAGAAAAAAGAAATAATATAGTTAATGAATATTTAAATTTAGTAACTAATAAAATTATTACATACTGTATTTCTAATGAAATTGGTAATATTGTAATTGGTGATTTAAAAGATATTCAAAGAAATTCTAAAATGGGAAAAATTAACAACCAAAACTTTGTACAAATACCATTTTCTAAATTAAGTACTAAAATTAGAAATAAATGTTTTTTGAATTCTATAAATATTGAATATCAAGAAGAATCGTATACCTCCAAATGCTCTTTTTTAGATAATGAAGAAATACACAAACATGATAACTATAAAGGTAAAAGAATCAAAAGAGGTCTTTTTCAAAGTGAAAAAGGCATTTTAGTTAATTCTGATATTAATGGTGCTTGTAATATCATGAAAAAGTTTTTAAGTAAGCAAAATTTCAAAAATGAAATTTTTGAAAAATTGTCTAGAGGACTTGTCAATAGTCCATTACGAATAAGGATTCTTTAAAAATCAATCTTCGTATCAAGCTATGGTTCTTCAGAACCATAGTAATTGACAATTCAAATCAATTTAGTTTATTTGATGAAATTTACGAGGAGGTAGACGAATGACTTGCATCGCATCGTACCGAGATTCTTTTGGAAATATTTTTATGGGTGGAGATTCAATAGCTTTTAATGAATATACTTATATAACTCTAAATGTTCCAAAAGTATTTATTAAAAGTAATATGATTTTTGGATTTGCTGGCTGGTTAAGAATGGGTCAAATATTACAATATGATTTTGATATTCCAGTACATCCGAAGGGTATGGATGATTATACCTATTTAATTTCAATTTTTATGGATAAATTAATGACAAGATATGAAGATAAAAAATATGCTCATGTGTTAGATAATGCTATAACTGTACCTGGAACTTTTTTAGTTGGATATAATCAAAAAATTTATAAAATTGAAGATAATTTTCAAATATTAGAAACTAATAGAAATTATGAAGCAGCGGGATGTGGAGAAGATTTTGCATTAGGAGCTTTTTGGTCTATGGAAAAAAAGAATATGAATCCAATTAAAAGAGTAGAAAAAGCTTTGCAATGTGCATCTGAGTTTTCATTAGTAAAAAAACCTTTTGTAATTTTAAAATTACATTATGAATCAGGATTGAATGAATAAGAAAGGATTTATTTTTAGATATGGAAGTTATTATTTCAGGATACAATAAAACAGTTGACGGTTTTAGTCCAGAGGTTATTTCTGCGTCGTATGCTAGAACTAGTAGAAGTGAAAAAACAATTCCAGAAATTAGAGAGGAAGCAAAATTAGATGTTGAGAAAGCTAGACAATCAAATACAAATATTGTTTTTGGGATAGGTCATTCTTCTATTGCAGAACATGTTGTGTTTAATATAGATATAATGGGAGTCTCTAGATTTATAGTAGAGGAAATTGAAAGTCACAGATTAGCATCGTACACAGAAAAATCTCAAAGATATGTATTATTTAAAGGTGATTACACTATACCTCTAGAATTAGATGAAAAAGCAAAAAATAAATTTGTTAATTTAATTGAAGAACAAAATAATTTTTATCAGGAATTATACCCAGTCCTATTAGAATACTTTAAAAAGAATAATCCAGAAAAATATGAAAATGATTATAAAACTGTTGAAGGATGGGCTAAAGAAGATGCAAGATATATTATTTCTATGGCAACTCAAACACAGTTAGGAATGACTATTAATGCAAGAAATCTAGAATTATTAATTAGAAGATTAAATGCATGTCCTTATATAGAAGCAAGACAATTAGCAAAAATGTTATACGATAAAGTATATGAAATTACCCCATCATTATTTCCATATACTCAACCTTCAACTTTAGAATTTAAAAATAAAGGAAGGTTATTTGAATCTAGTGATTATGATAGAACTAGATTATGGTTCAGAAAGAAAGTTCAATTGATTTCTTATCCAAAATTTGCAGATTATAAATTAGCTCAATCTTTTGGATCAGGAAGATTAATGTTTGATAAAGCTCGAACTAACGATATTATTTTAGAACGTTTAAAAGGAATGGAACCATTTGATTCTGCTCCTAGAGAATTTGAAGTTATTGATTTTCAATTTATTTTGCAAGTTAGTTCATCATGTTTTGCACAATTAAAAAGACATAGAATGATGACAATCCTCCCTAGACCATATCAAACTTGGCATTCAATAGTAATTCCTAAATCTGTTCAAGAAACAAAAATGACAAAAAAATTTAGAGAAATTATTAATAAAACTAATGATTTTTATGATAAATATGAAACACCATATTGTTTGACAAATTCTCATACTAGATTTGTTCAAGTAAAAATTAATCTAAGAGAAATGTATCATTTTTGCAGAATGAGAATGGATAATCATGCTCAATGGGAAATTAGAGAATTAGCTAATGAGATGCATAAACTAGTATCAAAAGTTTGTCCAGCTGGAATGTCCTTATGTTGTGGAAAAGATCAATTTAAAGAAACATATGAAAAGATTTTTGAAACAAAAAATGAATGATTTAATACTCATTCATTTTTTAAAGAGGAGATTAATATTCGTTCATCTCTTCTTGCGACCATTTAAATATCAAACCACTGTCTGTTTCAAGACACATAAAACCCATTGGTCCAGAACTCCATGGCGCTGCTTGAAGAATTTCTCTACAAGTAGTCCCATCTTTTAACTTGTACTCACACTCGGATGGGCCGTCATCATAAAAGAGTTCGAGGTGTCGAATTATACGACAATTCATTTTTGTGGAAAGAACTTCTCCACATTTTGGACAAACTTGGTTTGGAATCATCTCAACGTTCTCTCGTAAAAAAGCTTTCGCTTCCTCCGTCAATCCAATGTGCTGGTAACACCTCATATTATTCCTCCTTTGTTTTTGTTATATAGTAAAAAAAGAGAAGATAGATATCTTCTCTTTTTGTGCTGATGGTGAGTTCATCTATTTCCGAATCCAAACTACTACGCCGCTTTTGTCAACATAGTAATCCATTTTCGTACCTCCTTTCAATAAATTTTTATTTCTAAAAATTAATATATTTAGTAATTCAATCTATAATGAATAGGAATTTTTTCAAAATCAACAGAACAAATAATAAAAGAGAAGGAGAGATAGTTAATTTATGCGTCAATGGATGGTTGACCCAAAATGTTTATGTAGACAACATTTATTAGGAGAACACAACGAATCTCATTCTTTCCTTGGGTGTATTAAAAAAGGAACTAGTTTAAAAGGATATATTTCTAAAGGTTTAGTGGAAGTTGATAAGATTCAAAAGAGGCATGATGAACTAGCTGAAGAAATGATAAGAAGAGGTTATAACCATAAAAGTCCATTAGACTGTTGTAATTTATTGTGGGAAGAAGGGTGTGTAGACTCAGAACAAAATATTGAAGAACTAAAAAGAAGATGTCCAGAATGTAGAGAAAGGATTTTGAATGCAGGAAAATAAGATAGAAACAATAATTATAACTCCACATTTCGACGATGAAATAATTGGAACATATGAGGTTTTAACCAATCCATTGATAAAACCAATTATTATTTATATGCAAGATGATGAAGAAAGAAAACAAGAAGCATTAAAACTAAAAAATCATATAGAAACTATACAAGTTCAGTTATTTCAAAAAAGTATTCCCTCCATGTTTTTAAATCCAAAAAATTTATTTTATTTTCCTGATCCGATATATGAGTTCCATCCGGATCATAGAAAATGGGGTGCTTACGGTGAGGATTTATTAAGACAGGGATTTAAAAATGTTATTTTTTATAATATTAATATGCAGGCACCATATATGCATGAAGTAAAAGATTTTAAAGGAAAAAGAAGACTTCTAGAGAAAATATATCCCAGTCAAAAGAATCTTTGGAAATATGATGCGAAATATTATTTGTTTGAGGGATATTGTAAATGGATTATTTGAAAGTAGTAGAATTTATAGCTTTTGTTTTAACAGTTATTGCAGCATTATATATTTCAATTCCAAGAAAAATTGGTTTATACATATTTATAGTTGCAGGAGTTTTTTGGAGTTATTTTGCAATTATAAATGAGCAATATTTTTTCTTAATTCAGAATTTTGTTTTAATTTGTTTTGACGCAATAGGGATTTATAATTGGACTAAACAAGGAATTAAATAATACTTCTGGGGGGAACTTATTTTCTATGATTGAGTCAATTTTTGCAGAGAACATGTTTGGAGTTAAGAGTTATTATGAATTAAATGTTATTTCAAAAAGTCATGATTCAAAAGAAATAACAATTAAATCTTGGAATGGAGAATTAAAAAAGTTAAAGTTAGATGATAAGAAAAAATGTTATGTATTTAGAGAATGAAAGAAAGGATTTAGTGAATGTCGAGATTAATATTTGTTCCTCAATATCCATCTAAATTAAGATATCAAGAATTTTTTTATAGTGAATTTCCAAAAGAGTTTAGTAAGTATTATGATGAAGTAATAATTATTGGACAATCATATATCAAATCAAAAGTGAATAATGAAGAAGGATTGTTTGCTCCAAGAAAAGAATCAATTAATTTTGAATTTTTTCAAGTTAATGAATATCTAAATTTAAAACTAGAAGAAGCTGATACTCTTTTGTTCATGGATATTTCCTATCCTGGTTTTTTTGCTAATGTTCTTTATCATAAACCGATAAAAAATTGCTTCGCATACTGTCATGCAACTTCCAAAAATAATTTAGATATTTTTGATTCAATTAAATTTTCTTGTGAAACAGCACATTCAAAATTGTTTAAAAAAGTTTTTATTGGAAGTAAATATCATCAAGATAAATTGGGAACAAAATGGGATAATACAGTAGTTGTTGGTTTACCTTTTCCACCATTTGAAACTTTTAGAGAAAAAAAAGAATTTGAAATAATCTCAGTAGCTAGATCTAATCCTCAAAAAGTAACTCAAGTTATAGAAGATTGGGTTGAAAGAGATTTTTCAAATATTGTAAGAAAAGAATGTAGTAATTGGGAACAATATTATAAGTTTCTTAGTTCAGGTAAAATTTTATTGATTACTACAAAAGAAGAAACGTTTGGATATAGCACGATGGAATCAATTATGAATGGAACTGTAGTGTTAGCTCCTAATAAGTTTTCATATCCAGAGTTGTTACCAAAAGAATATCTTTATGATAATTATGATGATCTAAGTATGAAGATTTGGGCGGTGTTACATGATGATTTGTTACCACCAAAAGAATTGTTGTGTAATGAATTGTGTGAGAAGTTTTATGAGAATGTTGTTAAGGTGATGAAAGAAGAATAATGAATGGCAAGTTAGAAAAAGATAAAAAAAATCCGTGGGATGGTAAATTATATTTAGGAACTTTGTGGTGTTTGCAACAATTTTGTGATATATCTGCATCAGCAATATCTGAATTTATAAAATGGGAACCTAAAAAAGTAAGAGATGAATTGAGAAGAATTACAGAAGATTCTATGTTAACTTATTTTATAGAAAGTAGACATGATGAGAAAAATATTAAATTATATACATTAAATAGAGGATTTAAAAATACAGATTTAGAAACATTGGCGAATCTTGGAAGAATGTTTTATGAAAGAGGTAGTAAACATAATAAAATAAAAGAAGAAAAAAATAATAAATTAAAACCAACTAAACCAGAAATAATTATTAAACAAATATTAGAAAAAATTCCAAATAATTTCATTTTTAATGATTATTATGGAAATAAAAATAAGTTAAAAATTGGAGGAAAAAATCCAGATTTTATTGATGTTAATAATAAATTAATAATAGAACATTTTGGAGATCATTGGCATGGTCCTAAAATAAGAGTTAAAAACGGAGATTATTCTACTAATAAAGAACATGAAGAAGAAAAAATTCTTTTTTATGCAAAATTTGGATATAAAACTTTAATAATCTGGGAAAACGAATTAAGAAATATTGAATTAGTAAAAAATAAAATCGATAATTTTATAGCAGGTAAAAACAATGCCATATAAAACATTCAATAATTGGTTATTTGACGGGAATCCCAAATCTAAGATCCCATCGGGAAATGGGATTCCCGATTTATTAAGTTATAAATCTCCTATCAACCATCAATACATGATTTCACTGTTTTTAAATCAAGGGAGGTTAAATCATTATTTAGATGAGTATTTCAATAACATGGGGTTATATTATTTAGATAAAGAAGAATTAATGAAATTCATAAAGAAGTGTGTTATTGATTTTAAAGTTCAAAGAAAGAGTTTACCATTTATTCCTAGAACTAAAAATACAAAACTTTTTGATTCATTAAGAAAAAAGATTCCAATTATGAAAAAACATGATATATCATTACTTTGCGATATAGTTGATAAAATGGAGAATAAACAAGATATATATTATTCGTTAGGTTTAGAAAAACCAGAAACAATTAAGAAACAAAAAGGAATGAAAAAATCAACAAAAAAAGAAAAAGAAACAGTTTCTGAATTTTTAAAAAATAACTTCAAAATCATGGAGACACAAAAATAGAGATTATCTCCATGATTTTGAAGTGTATGTAAAACTTAAAACTGCTTAACTTGCATATACTTCATTTGTGATTTTAACAAGATCTTGAATATCAACCATCTTTTGTAAATCTGATGGTTTAATAACTGGGGTACCAATATTATCGTTAATACCTGAACCATTACATTTTGTACAAAGTTTCATGTCAGAAATGTTAGTTTCTCGTTTTACAACTTTTTTAACTTCACCGGTTCCTTGACATATCAAACATTTTTTTCCTTGAAAATTTTCTGTTTTCTTGTAGATGTAAGTACCACGGCTTCTTTTTTTAACTTTATCCCAACAGGTAGGACATGGATTTTCTCCAATCTTTCCTGTTCCATTACATCTTGTACATTTATCAATTTTCCACCCAGTACCATTACATCCTTCATATACATCTTTTCCATTTTTATCCTTGTAAACACGCAACACACATTTTACTTTTTCGGTTGCAAATGGGATTAATTCAAATCCTCGTCCATGACAATCTTTACATTGATTACGGACAGGGATTTCCAAATTCATTGGAAGATTCTTTGATTCAATCAAATGAATCAATAAATTATTTTTTGTAAAAATTCGAGATAAACTGGTAATGTCTCCCTTTAGAAAACGGGACATTACCTTATTAACATCATATCCATTTTTAAACTTGTCAAGACTGAAATTTTTTTCTGCGCATTTTACATCTTCCATTTGCAAATACATGTTTACTTCCTCCTTTTAAAGTTTGAAAAATTTTTAGTTTTTGAAACAGAAAAAAATTATTTCTATTTCCTTCTATAATTTAATATATGTAGAAGTTTTGTTTTAACATGATTTTTATTTTATAACCAAGAACAAATAACAAATATGGAATGAAAGGAAGTGTTTATTTTTGTTTAGTATTAAAAACTCTTTTGCGGATTGTTTAGGATGTCCATTATTCTCAGAACCATCTTGTATTCTAGAAACAAATGCTACATATTTAAATGAGGTTAAAATAATTTTTATAGCTGAGAACCCAGGTAAGGACGAGATTGAAAAAGAAAGACCATTAATTGGTAAAGCTGGAAAATTATTTAGAAAATATTTTGAAAAATATGGTTTGGATAATGAAAAATATTTATTAACGAATGTTGTTTTATGTCAAACATTAAATGAGGATGGTACAACAGGAAATCCAAAACCAGAAGTTATTGAAAGATGTAAAGAAAATTGTTTTAAAATTATTGAAGAATGCAATCCAGATTTAATTGTGTTAATGGGAGCTTCACCAGTTTCTGCATTTGGATTATTACCAAAAGGCGCAGGAGTAACTAATATAAGAGGAGAAAAATTTAAATGGAATAATAGGGATGTATTTATAATGTTACATCCTTCATATATAAACAGAGTCAAAACATTAGAATCAACTTTTGAAAATGATATGAAAAAAGTTGCTGAATTAATTGGATTAAATCCAACGGAAAATAATCAAAAAAATCTTACATCAAAAACTGGAATATTTTATTACAAGATTCCAGATAAATATTATACTTCAAATTATAAACTAATTGATGTTCAATTTTTAAGTAAAACAAATGAAGTTTTGTATATTTTCAGAGATAAAAATAATAAAAAAGAATATTATAAAACAACTGATGATTACGTTTGTTATCAAATAAATGATGAATCAAAAGCTAGAAAGGTTGTTAAATATGATGAATTACATCAAGTTAAAATTCCTTATAAAGAAAAATATTCTTTAAATCCCAAGATAACATATGAAGGTGATATAAAGATTACAACAAAACATGCCATGGATTATTATCTATTAAAGAAGGAAGAAGAACCAAAAGTCCCTTCAAATATTATGTTTATAGATATTGAAACATATTCAGAAACTAGAGTCAATAGTTCAGCGCATGATGCTAATGATCCAATCGCAATTATTAGATATTCTTACAATGGAATTAAAAAATCATTAGTTTTAGATCCAAAAGTTTTAAAAATTACTAATCAACTTATTGATACAACTAATAAAGAAATAGTTATTTGCAATTCAGAAGCAACTCTATTGACTACATTTTTTAATGATGTAAGAAATTCTGAATGTGACGTTATTACTGGTTGGTATTCAAATGATTTTGATATGCAATATATAATTAACAGATCAAAAAAAATAAGAGTTGATTGTACAAAAATGTCAAAATTTGGAGAAGCAGATTATAATAAATATCAATTTTATCCAGATGCTGCAGGAATAGTATTTCTTGATATGTTAGAATTATACAAACAATTTACTTTTGGTGGAAGAGAAAGTTATTCATTAGACTTTATTGGAAATTTAGAATTGAAAAAAGGTAAAACAGATAAAGGATCTAATTTCTCAGAAATGTTTAGAACTGATATCAATAAAGCTATATTATATAATATTAATGACGTTGATTTATTAGAAGAATTAGATTATAAATTGAAGCATGTATTTTTTCAAGATGAATTAAAAAGAATATGTAAGTCAACATTTAAAGGATCAAAATCTGTATTGGGTCAAGTAGATTCAACTATAGTTTCATTTCTAAAGGAGAAAGGTTATGCTTCCAAAAATGCTGAAATTATCGATCAAGATGAAAGATTTGAGGGTGCTTATGTACAATCCCCCGTGGTGGGTATACATGATTTTGTTGTTGATTTTGATTTTACTTCTTTGTATCCCTCGCTTATTTTAACATATAATATTGGTGTTAATACATTTGTAATGAAATTTAAAGACCATCAATTAGGATATGATTTAGCATATAATCCAGATAACCTACCAGAACAAATTGAAGTGATTTTAGATCCAACTTTTGAGAAAAAATTAGTTACAGTGTCTAAACAACAATTATTACAAAAAATAAAAGATAGTAATTTAACCCATACAATTAATGGATGTTTTTTTAAAAGTCATGATAATGAATTATCATTCTATGCGGAAGTATTGGAAATGTTGTTAGGATCAAGAAAAATTTATAAAAAGAAGATGTTTGATGCATTAAATAAAAAAGATAAAGATAAAGAACAGTTATATGATACTAGGCAAAATGTGATGAAAATTTTGTCTAATTCGCTATATGGTGCCTTGGGTAATAAAGTATTTAGATTTTTCAATGTTGACTCAGCAAGATCTATTACATTAAGTGGACAAGAAGCAATTAAAAATGTAATGATATCCGGAGAAAATTATATCGAGTCAAAAAAGAATAATAAAAAATTTGAATACAAACCGATAACCAAACAACAAATGTTTACAGATAATATGGGAGTTAATTTTAAACATTTAATTACAGGAGATACTGATAGTGTATTTTTATGTTATAATTCATTGATTTCAAAGGAAAAATCAAAAGAAGATATTTTAAAGTTTGTAAACGATTTAAATAAAGAAGTTCAAAATTTTTTAAATGGCGATATTGTTAAGAAAATTATAGCAAAACATAATGTAAATGAAAACAGAAATAGATTAGAATTAAAAAATGAATTAGTAATTAGAAGAGGTTTATATCTAGCTAAAAAAAGATACTCAAATTATATTATTTCAAAAGAAAATAATCCTGTTGATGAAATTAAAAGTATGGGATTAGAAATTAAAAGATCTGATTTTGCAAATACCACGAAAGAATATTTAAAAGAAGTATTGGAATTAATCTTAAAATCTGAAAAATTATCATTACCCCCAATTTTAGAATTCGTAAAAGAAAAAGAAAAATTATTTGCAAAATTAATTTCTGAAGGTCATACGATAATTGGAAGACCTGTTTCATTTTCAAAAAAGATTTCAGAATATAAAGTTTTAAGTCAAGGTGTTAGAGGAATGTTAACTTGGAATGATTTAGAATATAAAGTATTTGATGTAGGATCAAGAGGATATTTATTTAAACTGAAAGGTATTGATTTAGAAAAAGCACCAGAAGAAGTCAGATTAAATTATGATAAACACTTTCTTAAAAAAGGTGTGAAGTTAGATATAATTGTGATTCCGGAAGAAGTAGAATATGTTCCTAACTATTATATCATTGATGTAAAAACAATGTTAGATTTTAGTTGGACAGACAGATATAATTTATTATTAGAACCGTTGCTAATAAAGAAACAAGAAATTTTAACGTTTTAGATATTTTTATTTTAAGTAAGAACAAATAATAAATGGAAAGGAATTATAAAATGAGTCAAGCGGTTAAAACTATTGAAAGTTTTGTAACATGGCAAGGGGAGGGAAAAGATTCTGGTCAGAGATTGTTAATAATAAGATTCAAAACATGTTCAAAACGGTGCCCTTGGTGTGATACACAGGTTCGGATGCGAAGTTCTGTAGAAACAGAAATTACTCTTGAAGAAATTCAAAAAATAGTAAATGATGAAAAATGTGGATTGATGATTACGGGAGGTTCTCCAACATTTGGTGAAAATTTACAAAGTACCATCAATATTATAAATAACATAAATTGTAGAATTTTTAATGTTGAAACAAATGGGTATAATTTAATTGGTTTAATAGATAAAATAAATCCAAAAAAAAATGTAAATTATTCATTGTCTCCAAAACTTTTTTCAGAAGAAGATTATTCTTTTTATGTTGCATTAATTCAAAAAATTATATATGATGAAAAAGTGTTTATTAAACTTGTTTATGAAGAAAGGGAATTAGTGATTAGATTTTTAGATCATTTACAAAATATAGAATTTGATAATCAAAGAATTTATTTGATGCCGGAGGGCGTCACAAAAGAACAAATATTAGATCATGCGCCAAAAGTTTTTGACGTAGCAGAAAAATATAAAGTTAACTTTAGTTCAAGAGATCATATCATTTATGGTTTTGTATAGAAAGGATTTTGAATGAATATAGTGACACCAAAAGAAGTACACGATTTAGCAATTGAAAAAGGTTGGTATGATAACTCAACAAAAAGAGAAGTTCCAGAATTATTAAACCAATGATTGCAATAAAACTTCCAATTAAAAACCAAATCAATATTGATGATTATCTAAGAGAATTTAATTCTTGTATTAGGTTCTCTTACAATCGTTTTGTTGAAGGTTTATTGGAAAAAGATATAAGACAGTTGATTAAATCAAGAAATTTATATTCATTTTTAGACTCTTGGTTTATTCAATGTGCAATCAGAGAAGCTCAATCATGGTTTAAAAAAGTTCCTAATGGAAAATTAATATTTGGTGGAAAACGAAATTTTGAATTAAGATCACAAAATAAAATTTCAAAAGAACAGTTAAAAGAATTAAGATTACACCCTATTTGTATTCAAGGAGAAGCACCACAAAAAGGTAATAGAAAATTTGATTTAGATATTGAAAATAATAAGATAATTTTTAAACCAAAAAGAGGTGATAAAATTGAAATACAATTACCTAACCTTAGAAATAATCATAAACGAAATTTGTTATTGTTAGAAGAATATTCTAATAAAAATGAAATACCATTTACTATAAGATTATCAAATAAAGAAATTTGTATTATATTCGATGAAAAAATCTTAAAAGAAAACATTAAACCTTTAAATTCAAATAGAGTTTTAGGAATTGATCTTAATCCAAATTATATTGGATGGTCAGTTTTAGAATTTGATAAAGATGATAATTTTAAAGTTATTAAAACTGGAGTTATTGAAAACATAGAATTAAATAAGAAATTAAAAGTAAGTTCTAATGATCCGATACAAATAAATCAAAATAATAAAAAGACATTTGAAATTTTTGAAGTTTCTAAATTTTTAATTTCTCAAGCTTTACATTTTAATTGTTATAAAATTGTAGTTGAAGAATTACAAATATTAACTAAAAATCATAAAAAAGGTAAAAGTTTTAATAGGTTAGTTAACAATTGTTGGAATCGAAACAAACTAATAAACAATTTAAATAAACGTTGTAATATTTCTGGAATTGAATTTGTAGAAGTAAATCCTGCATATTCAAGTTTTATTGGTAATGTTTTATATGGACAAAATTATCCCGATATGGTTGCTTCATCTATAGAAATTTCAAGACGAGGGTTTCATAAATGGCAGAAAAATTGGTTCTATCCAAAACTTATTGAAGTAAATGATCTTTCAAACCGATGGAAGGAAGAGAAAGATTTAATTTATAAGAATTGGATAGAATTATTTAATGTCATTACAAAAACTTTGAAATTGAGCTATCGAAGTTCTCTAAATAATTTTAAGTTTAGAGTTTTTAGGTTAAATAATATAAAATCTAAAATTAATTTGTATTGTTTCAATTAGATTTTATTTGTTTAAACAGTTTAGAAGGATACAGACAAAATATTCCTTATGAGGAAAAAGGGAGTTTACCAGAAGAATTAGCTGATGCTGTAATTAGAATTTGGGATATGTGCGAATATTTAGGAATTGATATAGAATCAGAGGTAAATAAAAAACATTTATTCAATAAGTCAAGACCATATCGACATGGTAATAAAAAATGTTAATTGAATTGGAGGTGAGTTTTAAAAGGTATGTTTAATCTGGTTAATGACAAGAAGATGGGATTAGTTGTAATAAGAAGAGAGAATGAAGATATTGAATCATTAATAAAAAGATTCAAGAAAAAAGTTAATAATAGTGGAATTCTAAGAGAAGTTAAAAATCATTCTGCTTATGAGAAACCAAGCATTTTCAAAAAAAGAAAAAGAAAAGAAGCTGCAATTAGACGCGAAAAAGATGAACAAAAACAACAAAAGAAAAGGAGCTTTAAGAAAAATGAAAAAAATTCAAGCGATAAATGATCATGTGGTAGTTGAAGAATTAATTAAAACAGAAGATAAAACAGAAGCTGGAATTATTATTCCTCAAACAGTTAAAATGGAACCCCAGAAATATGGAAAAGTTTTAAGTATTGGGGAAAAAGTTACTAATCTTAAAGTAGATGATATTATTGTTTTCCATCAGTCTGGAGGTCAAGCTGTAATCGTTAATGGAGTTATTCAAAGAATTTTAAAGAATGATGAAATATATGGAGTTTTAAGTTAAGGAATTAAAAAATAATGGTTAAAATTCATAATGAAAATGACATAAGAACTACTTTATTGCATCAATTGATGCTAGCAGAATTTTATAAAAAACAAATTAATAATAATGAAAATTCAGTTCGAGTTATTGGTGATATCATTCCTAATCCATTTTTTGATTTGAAAGATTTAAAGGATGAAAGAAATTAGTGGAGATTTGTTTTCATTAACAATTCTTAATTTTGCTGATGCTATTTGTATAACAACAAATGGTGTAGTTAAAAAGAATGGCAGATCAGTTATGGGTGCGGGATGTGCATTGTCTGCTAAAAATAAATTTAAAGATATAGACTTAAAATTAGGAAATTTAATTAAAGAAAATGGTCATATTGTTCAAGTTATAATTTGGGAACCTAAACCAATTGTTTCGTTTCCAACAAAGGTTAATTATTGGGAAAATTCTAGATTTAGTTTAATTGAGGATTCTATAGAACAATTAGTTTTGTTAACAGATAAAATGAAATGGAATAAAGTTGTTCTTCCGAGACCTGGTTGTAGTAATGGAGGATTTAATTGGGTTGTACAAATTAAACCTGTTATTAAGAAAAAGTTAGATGATAGATTTTTTGTGATTAGTAAATGATAGAATATACTTGTGATAAATGTTGCGGAAAAGGAATATTAGAGATACAAGTTGAAAAAATAGAGTTATTGGTTTGAGGTGTTAAAGTTTTTCAACCTGGTCCTGTATCAACAAAGATTTGTCCATTATGTAAAGGTGCTGGAAAATTAAATTGGATTGAAAATGTTTTAGGGAAAGATGATCCTGTTTTAGATAAATTTTCAGTTTTTAACAAAACACTTAGTATTGTTGATGTTTTAACATTGTATAAAAATTTATGAATTGAAAGGTTTGAATGATGGCGAGTGGATATACCGTGGCTGGATGTGAAACATTGATGACTATAATTGATAATTTTATGTTAAATAAAAAAAATGATTTTGATAATCATTTTACTAGAGAAGATATATCTAATTTCTTTGGTCAAGTTTGTAATAGGTTTCTTCACTCTTTTGGACAAAATTTTAGAGGTAAGAGAAGTTACGATAATTATAATCAAAAAGAAGCTGAATTATATATAAAACTTAGAAACTCTAGATTATTTGATTCTTCTAAATTTATTTGTGACAGCGGGGGCTTTCAAATTTCAGTTGGAATTTTAACAGAATCAGAATCAAATCTACTTCCAAAACATTATTACTCATTTCTTGTTGATTACAAAGATGTTTACGACCAAGCTTTTATTTTAGATATTCCTCCTGGTCCGGGATGTAAAATATTCAAAAACTTTGATCAAATATATGAAAAGAATTTAGAATCATATTTAACTGCAGCAAACCTTCCAGATGATGTCAGATCAAAAATAATTTATATTCATCATTTTAGAACACCAAAACTATGGGACATATACACTAAAATTTTGCGAGATAATGATTTATATTCAAGATTCAAACTGTTTGGAACAGGCGGAATTGTCGCAAATTCAGCAGGTGATTCAGACATTCCGTGTATCATTTATGTACTTCCATTAATACCATTGTTGAATGAAACAATTAAATATAAAAGAAACAAATTAGATTTTCATGTTCTAGGTGGAGCAACATTTAGAGACATATTTTTCTATGAATTGTTTAAATATCATGTAAAAAAGGTACATAATATTGAGTTAAACATAACTTATGATTCATCAGGCTTATTCAAGGGTTTAATGATTGGGAGATTTTTTTCTACATTGGACGGAGACAAAATTAAAAAAGTTGATATAAGAAGCTGTAACTTAAATATGAGATTCAAAGACGATATTAAAATACAAGATGTGTGTAATAATGTAATGAATCAATTATCAGAAAAGTATAATTTTAAAAAATTAAATTTTGATAGTATTTATAATTTACAAACCGGAACTTTTCATGAATCAGTTAAAATTTATTTAATGTTGTACATGTTAGAGTTTTATCAAGAAGTTGAATTATTAATGAGACAAAAATCAGAAGAAATTTATCCTTATTATGAATCTGGTAATATTGAAACCTTTATATCAAAATCAGAACAAATAACTAGGGATTTAAACCAAGGAAAAATTAGTAGAAAACAAATTTCTAAATCAAATAGCATTATAAAGTCATTAGATATGTTAACAAACTTAGATGAAGATTTTTGTAAACATGTGGTTAATAAATTTTTAAGTAAAGACGAATTTATAAATCTTACAGAAAATGGACAATTGTTGACGATATGAATAATGATAGTTTTGTTATTTGTGACAGATGTAATGGTACTGGGGAAATTATCACAAACAATGGTTTAACTAAAAGAATTTGTTATCATTGTTATGGATACGGAAAATTAACATGGATTGAAAATGTTTTAGGAAAGAAAGAAACAAATATATTAGAAGCTGATAATTCTATTTTAGATCATGGAGATAGAAATCATAAAGGATCTATCTCATGGTGTATCAATAATTTAAAAGAAGATGGGGTTGTAGAATTAAAACCTGGTATTTATGATTTATCTACAAGCGGAACTATTGTGATAAAGAAAAATATTTTGTTTAAAGGAGTAAAAGTGGTTTTAACAAATGGTGTTATAAAAACTAATAAAAAAGTTAATTATGCAATAAATATCACACCGGATTCAAGAGATTTTACAATAAGTAATATGCACATTTTCACATAAAGAAAAGGATTTAAAATGATCACGGATTTATTTTTAAACTCATGTTTTAGTGTAGTATTAAATAAAACTACAAAAATTAAGAAAAACAAATCGTTGTATCGGGATATTATTGAAATATTAGATTTCTTCAAAGAAAAACAAAAGAATGAAATACCAATCAATATTCAAAACAAAGTTGAATGTTTAAATGAGGTATGCAAATTAAAATTAAATGAGAAAACAGATGACAATGTTATTGATAGTATTTTATATGGACAAAAATATAAAACTTTAGCTGATTTTATTGCAGTTAAAAGAAATGAAGAAGTACCGGATGATGTTTTATCTGATCATATATGTCAAATTAGAATGAGAAAGAAATTGAATGGGGTAGTTTCTAATTATGATGAAATTTCAAGATTTTTAGATATCATTAAATCTGGTAATTATGATTCTATTGATGAGATTATCTTTAAATATGAGAAAATAATTAAAGAAGCAAATTTTAATTTAATGGAATCTAGCAGAAATGTTGGTTTGGAATCATCTGCAAGTTTAGATTTAATTAATGATGATTATTCTCCAGTATTGGATATGATTAGAAAAAAGTATGATAAAACAAATACTATACATACTGGATATACAATTTTTGATAAAGATGTTTTTGATAATGGAGGATTTGAAAAATCTAGATTATATATCTTTGGTGGTGGATCTGGATCTGGTAAATCTACAATGATTTTAAATTTTATCAACAATGATATAACAAAAAACAAAGATAAAAAGTCTTCAAATAATAGTAAAGTTTATTTATATATTACATTAGAAAATTTAATAGATGAAAGTCTTCTTAGATTATATCAGATGATGTTTGAAAAAGATCAAGTAAAAACTTTAAGAGATATTAATGCAGGAATTGATATTAAAAAGGTTATAGCAGATAGAACTAAAACTTCTGGTTGTTCTGTAATTTTTAAATATTTTCAAAAGTATTCTATAAGTTGTACAGATATAATGATGCATCTAGACGATGTTATTGATCAATATGGAAAAGACTCAATAAGAGGATTATATGTTGATTATTTAGATTTATTAAAAGCTGATATTACAAATGAATTGTATAGATTAGAATTAGGTTTTATAACTTCTGGTCTTAAAGATATAGCAGTAAAATATAATATTCCAGTAATAACTGTTTCACAATTAGGGAGATCCGTATATAGAAATCAAGATTCAAAAAGTTTAAATATGGATATGATGTCTGAATCAATTAAGAAAGTTGAACATGCCGATTTTATTGCTTTGATGTCAAAAGATCAAACCAAAGATGATGAAGTTCATTTGAAAGTTACAAAAAATAGATGTGGAAAAGATAATGTTGCAATTGATTTTAAAGTTAATTTCAAACATTATAAATTTTTAAATGGATTGAAAACATCCAATGATGGAAGACCCGATATTACCTCAGATCAAATGATAGAAATTGAAACTCTAAATGCTACAACCGGAGAAACTGAAAAATTTAACCCATTTAAAGGAATGTCAGAAGAAAATAGCGATCAAAATTTGTATAATAAAAATATAGCAAATATATTTTAATTTAAGAAACAAACTTGTTCTAATATCGTAAATTTATTAGAACATATATCAAATGGCGAAATAACAATTCAAAAAACATAATTTTTAGGAGGAAATTTAAAAATGAAAAAAGTATCTTATATTCAACTTTTGAAAGAAGCTATCTCTGAGTATGATGCAAAAGTTATGGATTATAAAGGTCCAATGACTGAACCCATTCTCACGTTTAAGGGAGATGGAGAAATTGAAACCCATAAGGATGCATCGTCTATTCTTGAAAGATATTATTTTAATGAAAATAAAGAAAAATTGGTTGAACAGGATGATGGTCCTGAAAATCCAGTAGATGTTGATGCAGATGAAGATGCAGAAGATCCCAATGAAATCGTAACCGGTGAAGAAGCTGATGATGTTGATGAAACAATGGATGATCTCGAAGCTGAACTAATGGATGAGGATCTCGAATTAGAAGATTACGAACCGGGTGATCCTGATATTGTTGCAAAAGATGAACCTCTTGATGATGCTGATGTTGTTACTAGTGAAATGGTCGCATTGGAAAATACTGTTATCGAGAAACTAATCCAGGAAATGGAAGATGAAGGAAAAGAGGATGAACCCGGAACAGAGGCAGGAACTGATTTAGCTGATGAAAAAGAAGTTGATGATGTTTTAGAAGATATTGATCTTTTAGAAGCAGAATTAGAAGCAGAAATTGATGGGGAAGAAAAGAAAGATGAGGATGAAGAAGATTTGGATGTAGATAAAGAAATTGCAAAAGAATCTGCTGAAGGTGAAGGAATGGGTCCTATTCGAGTCAAAGCTGCAAGAGAAGTTGAGGAAGCTTTTAAACTTTTTAAAGAACAAGTAGAAGAGGAAGAAAAGGACGAAGAAGAAGAAGAAGATGATGATGAAAAGGAAGAAGTTAAAGAACAAGATGATCTTGATGAACAGGATGAAATTGATATTGATATGAAAGATGATGATGAAGATGATGATGAAAGGGAAGAAGAAAAAGTAAAAAAGGAATCCAAAAAATTACTGAAAAGAAAATAAATCAATTTAAACAATTTTTTAAAATATCTTAAAAAGGTGAGTGATTTTTAATTAAGTCACTCACCTTTTTTAACGATGAAGAAACGAAAGGAATTTACACAATGAATTATAGAATAAAAATTAAAATTTCAAATAAGATGTTTATAATAAAGGATAAACCAGTTAGATCTCCTTTTGAATGTATTATTTCGGAAAGTCATTTACCTTTGATTCAATCAAGAATTAAATTTTATGGTTTACAAAGTAGGGACTATGAAATAGAAATTATGGATCATAATAATTCAGAAACTGACATTAATCAAAAAAAAGTTTATGATTACCTCCCATCGGAAAGAGAACCTGTCAAAAAAGAAAGAACCGCTAAAAAAGTTTCTAATACAAGACCTTCAGATAAAATTGAAAATAAAATTGTAGATACTCCTATAATTAAACCAATACAAAAAAATATTAAAAAAGAAGAAAAAATTGTTCATCAAAAACAAGAACCTGCACATTTACCAATTTCACCAAAAAAAGAAGTTCGTGAAATTAAAATGAAAGTTTATCATGATTCAACAAAAAAACTAGAACAAAATATAAATACAAAGGAAGATGAACCATTAAAGAATATTGATGTAAGCGAGTTGTTAAATAATAATTTTAATCGAACAGATTCTTCTGATGTTGAAGTAAAAATAGAGGAATTGACTATAAAATCATCTTCAATATTAGAAAAGTTTTTAAACAGTGAATTGTAAAGAAAGAAGATAAAAAATGAAAAAAATAATCATTAACCAAAAAGATTCTAAAGAAATAGAATTAATAGATGATGATCAAAAAGATTTAGTAACATATACGAAAGAAATTAGTAAAATAATGGAGTTAACAAAAATTTGTATATTAGAAACAACTTCCGGAAATATAATTATAAAACCATCAGAAATATGTTCAATTAATGTTTTTGAAATTGATAATAAAAAACAAAAAAATGTTAATCAAAAAATAGATAGTGTCAAACCAGTTGTTGTTAATCAAAATGATGTGATAAAGGATTAAGAGAATTATGTTTGAATATATATGTTTATTTGTTTTTTTAGTAGTTTTTTCTGTAATTTGTATATTGTTATTAGATACACAAAATAGGAATCGAGTTATTAATAAAATAGAACATTTTGAATCATATGTTGCTATATTAGAATATCATATGAAAAAAGCTTATGATATTATTTATAAAGATAAAATATTAATTTATTCTTTAGAAGCTGTTAAAATAAATGATATAGAATTTAATGTTGTTTCAAAAGATTTTGCTGTATTAGTAATGAAATTGATTGGAGATAATTTAAAAGAAGAGTTTATTGAGTTGTATGGAAGTGAAGAAACATTTATCTTTAATCTAATTGAATATTTTAATAGCAGATTTGAAAATGATGAAATTCGAGAAAAAGCTAGAGAAAATATTATGGTTGATAATGATTAAAATTAAAAGAGGTTTAAAACTTCTATGACAGTTTTAGAAAATTATTTAGAATTTTTACATAATGAACAAGTGATGACAAATTTAGCAACCGGCGCAGCATCAGGTGTTGCGTTTGGAGTATTGTGGATGCCCGCAGCTTTAGCATCATGGAAAGCTGCAAATGTAATGTTTAGTCAAGCTACTAGAAAATGCGGTGGATTTAAAAAAAGCACTCCAGGGTTTAAAGTATGTGTCGCAAGAGAAAAAATTAAAGCACTTACTCAAAAAATTGCAATTGCAAAAAAAATGTTAGCAGGTTGTAGTACAGCAAAAAATCCAGCTATTTGTAAAGAAAAATTTTCAATAGAAATTGAAAAAGCTAAAAATAGAATAGAAATAAATAAAAATAAAATTGCAGAAATTCTTGGAGAACAACAAAATTTAGATGAACAAGTCGCAGCATTCGCTGGATTGGCAGCTTCTGTCGCAGTTGGAATGTTTGTAGATAAAGCCATATTTGCAATTAATAGATCCGTACAATCTATGTTTAGTCAAGCAGTAAGAAAATGTGGTGTTTATAAAAGTGGCCCAGAACGAGAACTTTGTATATCTAAAATTAAAGTTCAAATCCTTTCAACAAAATTGGGAAAATTAAATGGATTAATTGCAAAATGTAATCAAGATAAAAATCCACTAAAATGTAAAGCTAAATTAGATAAACATCTTCAAAAAACAATTAGAGATTTACAAATTCAAAAAGATAATGTGACAGCATATACAAAAGAGTTAGAAACTTTAAAACGTGAAGAACAATTGAAAGCTCAAATGAAAGCAGATGCAAAAGCTAGAAAAATAACAAAGAAAACTGGAGCTACTGTAATTACACAAACCAAAACGACTCCAATGTAAATATAGCCGGAGGAAAATAAAATGAGTCAAGTATTAACAGAATCTCAATTAATTGAATTAATATCAAAACCATTATTACCCTTTCTCGATGAGTATTTAATTCTTTCAGATGGAATAACATTATTAGAAGGTAAAAATATTTTAAGAGAAGCCGAGGAAGAAGTTAAAAGTAAATGGAAAGTATTGTGGAATAATTTTAAAAAGAAACGAGATCAACTAGAAAGAATTAGAGTTAAATCAATTGATCAAGTTGGAAAATCAAACCTTTCAAAAGAAGCTAAAGCTGCAAAAATTGATTCTATTAATAAAAAATATAAAGGATTAAAAGCGAATGCTCTAGCGGCATATAAAGCTTCAAAACAACATGTTATTGATTCATATAAAGAAACAGTTGCAAAAGTTAAAAGTGCTATTTGGAAAGGCGGAAAAACGGGAAAAGGATTGTCTGTAGCCGGAAAGTTTAAAAATTTAACTAAACTTGGAAAAGCTGGAGTTATTGCAACAGGAGCACTAGCAGCAGGTGGAACCTATGCCGGATATAGAGCCCAAAAAAATAGAGCTCTAGCTTTACCATCAAAAGAATATAGAAAAGAAAAAGGACTTTAAATAATAAGGAGGAAAATAAAATGTTATTGACAGAAAAAGTAATATCTATAATTGGAACAGGAAGCGGTGTTGACTATTTAGAAGAGTATTTAATTGCTAGTAAAGAAATTACAATCACAGAAGCTAAAGAATTAAATGTATTAGTTGAAAATGCATTAACTGATAAATTAACTAAGTTGAAACAAGTGTTTACAGAAAAGTTGGCTGCATTGAAAGCTTTGCGAGATGAAAAACTTGCTAAAGCTGCCGGCGATGGCCAGAAAATTAGTAAAATTAAAACATGGTTTGCAAATCAAGTTGCAAAATTAAAAGCAGCATATCATACATCAGTACAGGCTGCAAAATCTTCTGGAACAAAAGCTATTGGAATGATTAAAAATATGCCAAAAAAAGGTAAAATTGGTGCAGCATTAGCTCTTGGAACGGCTGCAGCTGGTGGTGGATATTTAGCATATAAAGCAAGACAAAAGAAAGCAGCAAAAGCATAATATTAAATTATATTTCTCTCGTCATTAAGATTTAAAAATGATGACGAGAGAAATATCTATTACAAAATAGAAAAGAGAATAATACATTATGTCACTAAGAGATACTTTTTCCAAACTAAAAACTTCCATTGTTGGAACTAAAACTTCTGGAATTGATGCAAAGTTAGATAGTGCGGTAAGAGATATTATATCATATAAATCCAATTCCGGAAGAAATGGATATATTGATCTAGTAAAAAATCTAATATCCAAAGGTGGATCAATGGATATTGGACAAAATATATTTCAACAAGGAACCACTCCGGCAACATTTGGACAGGGAAATAGATTATCAAGATATAATGCATACTCTGCAATTCTAAGTCATATTAATTATTGTCAAAGAGCATTAGATGTTTTAACTGATAATATCCTTGCTCCTGATGATATAACTAAAACTAGTTTAGAAGTTAATCCAAAATCTTTTATTGAAGACTCAGAAAATGCTCAATCTAATGTTAAAGATGTTGAAGAAATTATTCAAAAATTAAAGTTAGAAGATAGATTAGATATGATTGTAAAAAATACTTTACAATTTGGAGATTTCTTTGTTGAAATTGCAGATGAAAAAACAGCACTAACTAGTAAATCAGCATTTTTGGCAGAAACAATTTATCATATTCAAAATAATGTAAATGATTCATCAAAAGAAACTTTAACTGAAAGAATAGATGAAAAAACTAATGTGAAAATAATAATGGATTTTTCATCATTAGATGATATAATAAATAATGATAAGATAACAGGAAATAAACAATTCGTAAGTGATATTGATAAAGATAAAAAAAATAAGAAACCAACAATAAAACCAGAAGATTTGCAATTATTGTTTTATGACCCTAAACGTGTAGTTAAATTACAAAGTGATATGTTTCCAATTTGTTTTGGATATTTAATTTTTCCAGCTTCCATTATGTCTCCACAAACAATGTTACAAAACCAAGCAGTAAATTCAATTTGTCAGTCAATTCTGAAGTCAGTTGAAAAGAAAATTCCTGGTCTAGATGATCAAAGTATTAATATAAAAGATTTACAAGATGTCGTTGGGTCGATGATTAAAGAAACAGATTTTACAAAAGCTATGAATATTAGATATGTACCGCCAGATAGAATACAACACTTTCAAAGACCCTCTGTAAAATATTACCCGTATGGTGAATCTATTTTTGATAGTGCACAATTCGGAGCAAAAGTTCTGATAGCTCTTGAAACAGCAATGACAATCCTGAGACTTAATAGATCAATTGAAAAAAGAAAGATCACAGTCGAAGTCGGACTCCCAAGAGATGCAGCAAAAGCTATTGAAAAATTGAAAGAAGAGTTTAAAAGAAGAAAGATAAGTCTTGATAGCTTTGGAAGTGTAGATACAATCCCATCAATGGTCTCAAGTTTTGAAGATATTTTCATACCTCAAAAAGATGGAAAAGCTTTTGTTGATATTGCAAACATGACAGATCTAGTAACAGATACTAGATCAAAAACCGATGAATTGAAATTCATAAGAGACGGCGTGATTGCCGGAGTTGGGGTTCCTCCAGCTTTTATTGGGATGGAAGAACAAATGAGCGCTAAGAGTAACCTCTCAGAAGAAAATGTAATGTTTGCAAGAACAATTGTTAACCATCAAAAATACTTAACTCATCAAGTTCAAGATTTAATAACAAAAATATATAACATTGTAGACCCAGAAAAAGCTTTAACAATATTAAATGATGTTGAAGTAGCATTTCCAGCTCCAAAGTCATTACAATTTGAAAGACAAGCCTCATATCTTAGTAATTTAGCTAATCTAGTTGAAACATTAGAAAGAGTTGGAGTTCCAAAAGATTGGAGTAAAAAGAAATACTTATCCAGTATTGATTGGAAAGAAGTTGAACAATATGAAATTGATACAAAAATTGATAAGAGTCTTGGAACAGAAAATGCTGACGGATTGGATGGTGTAGGTGGCATGGGCGGAGGCGGATTAATGACTGGTGGTATGGGCGGAGTCGGTGGATTCTAAAAATTATTCCTTAAGTGGAGATATAAAATGAAAAAATTAAACAAAGATGTTTTAATAAAATTAGAACAATTGTATTATTCTAGTAATCAAGATTTTACAAAACCACAATTACCAGGTAGTATACAAGATGTTCCCAATTTAGATGATGGTAAAGAATATAAAACACAAATTGAAATTCCTGCAGCTACTACTGATTCAATACCAGTTTCCCCAGTAAAAAAAGAAGATGCGTTTGAAGAACCTGAAATTAAAACTAAAAAAGGAAAAAATATTCTTAGAGAACCACCAGATGAAGATGCTAAACCAGAAGATGTTGAAGTATTTGATAAAAAAGGAAACGAAATAGATCTAGATACATTAGATACTTCAGAATTAAAAGAAATGATATCTGTTTTAGAAGATTCTTTGTTTGAACAAGATGATCCTCCAGAAGGTGAAGAAGATGAAAATGATATGGGCGAAATGGCTCAAGCTAATATGGGTGAACAAAATCCAGCAACCGGTGAAGATCCTAATATAGATCCAACCCAAACACAACCTGATCCAAATGCTATGATGGGAGGAACAGATCCCAATGCTGCAGCTGGAATGGGAATGGATCCAAACGCTATGGGTGGAGGATTTGGGGAACCTCCAGCTAAAACTGCAGAAGAAGTTGGAAAAATATTTGAATTAAAGAAGATTTATTCAAGGTTGTTAGCAATTGAATCCCAGTTGTCATTCTCATCTGAAATTGTTCTTTTGAAATTAAGAAAGTATATCTCCCAGTCTATTGAATTGTTTGAAACCCTTATCTCAAATGTTGATACGTTTAAAGATGAAATTGATGATATTATAGTAATATATTATGAATTCCTAGAGCAAGTGTATGATATTATGAAACGATTTTATAAAATTAAACAAAGAGAAGAAAAAGAAGAAGACAAAAGAGGAAAATCTTAGAACAAATTATAAATAGATTATATTATGATTCGGAGGAATTAAAATAACAATGCAGAACTTTATTATGGAATCACCAATTCTACAAGAAGCTGAGATTATAAAATCAAAACCTAATAAAGCTATTTATAGAATGGTTCTACAAACTTGTGATGAAGTAAATCAAAATAAAAGAATGTATCCTAAAAAAGTATTATCCGACGCAATGAGTGATGCTAAAGAAAGAATTGATAAGAAACTCCCATTTGAAATGGATCATCCTTTAGTTCAGGGGAATGATGCATATGATGGTATGAGACAAACTACTGTTCTTTTAAAAGAAGTTTGTGGATATATTACTGATTATGAATTTAGAGGAAATTTATTAGTGGGTGAATGTGAAACTGCATCAACTTCTAAAGGTAGAGATCTTTTAGGAATGTTAACTGATAAGTGTGTACTCGGGGCTTCCATGCGGGGGATGGCAGAACTTCGTAAAGAAAATAACATTAATGTTGTTCAATCACCACTTTATATTATTACATTTGACCTGGTTTCAAGTCCCAGTCACAAACAGGCGATTGTAAATTTTAAAGAAATGAAGTTCGAGTCCAAGAACATTATGTTAACAGAATCATCTAGTGTATGTGAAAAAGGTGGATTAATTTGTTGCGGTGGAGTTTGTTATCTTCCAGATTATTTTGATAAACTAATCGAAAGCAAAGTTATAAAGTTCTTTGATAGGTGGGTTTAAAACATGAAAAAAACAAATATTTATTTAAATGAATTATTTGGATTCAATAATTCAGATGGAATTAAAAACATAACTGGAGAAGGAAGAGCATATTTATTCATTGGTGAAAGATTTGAAGATGCCACAAAACATTCAGTTGCTTCTCTTGTTGGTTTGATTTTAAAAACAAAAAATGATCATCAAATGTTTGTTGTTGTTGATTATGAAAGAAATAATTTACCAGAACCAGAAGAAATGATAAAAAGAAATAGAGCTATGTATTTATCTCCATTAAACAAAAAATTCTTTCCAAAATGGGATATAACTAGTTTTTATGATTTACCAAAAAGAAATATTGATGTATCATCTGTGATGATTTTAAAAGGAAAACCGGATGGACCAGGTATATACGTGAATTATATCACTCCACATAGAAAAGTAATCTTTACAGGAATTGCTGATAAAGAAAATGAAAACGTTATCAGATATACTTTTAAAAATGGTGTATACTTAAATGGAAAATATACCTACTATAAAAAAACTAAAGATTTTGCATATTTTGTACCTGGTGATGTAAATATAAAAGTTGAAAAATAAAGTTGACAAGTTTAAGACTTAGGATAATTAAAAATGAAACTAACTTCTTACCTCCACTTTTTAAATGAACAATATGGTGTAGCCCCTAAGACGCCGGTTCAGAGTCCTCAAGCTGGGAGACCAACTTATCAAAAACAAACAAGGGTTCCTAAGGTTCCAAACAATCCTGTTCCTCCTCAAGTAATAAAAAAGAAACAGGTAGCAAAAAAGAATATGAATCCAAATCAAAATAAAGAACAGGATCAATACACCCAACATCAAAAGAACCCAAAAGCTTATTTCAATTATATTGTCTGGACAAGTAAAATTTTAAAACAAGGTGAAATCTTTAGAAAAAATTGTTATGAACAAAATTGTTCTAATTTTGAAATTGGAACCGGAGATAGAAGAGTTTGTAAAGATAGATGTGATATAGAAACTTGTAAAAAAATAATAGCTCTTTTAAGAGCATCAATTGGAAAATGTAAAGATTCTGTTGATCCTCAAAAATGTAAAGTTAGATATATGCAGTTAATTCCTTTGTATCAAGAAAAGTTAAATAAAATCTCAAAGAAGTATATCGAAGCTCAAAAACAAGAAAAGAAAGCTAAAGTACAAGTAGGATAAATAGAAAGGATTATTAACGTGAAAATCACTCAATTAGAATCACTTCCATCTATATACAAATTTAAAAACAAAGAAGATTTTTGTAATAGACTTATACAGGAAGTAATAACCATATCTAAAAATAATTCATTGTATTCAAAAAAGAATAAAAAAATTAGTGAATTAGAAAAATATAGAAATACATTAATTACTAAAGATGAAAGACTAAATATGTTATTAGAAAAGTCAATTAGTATGAAAGAAGATTTAACCGGTAAAATAACAATGCTAATTGAAGATAATAATGTTGTTAGAAATAAATTGTTAGAAATATTACATCCAGGAGGAGAAATAAAATGAGTAAAGAAAAATTGCATGAAATTATTACAGAAAGTTTTGTTAATGACAAGATTGATGTAGATCGATTTTTGAAAATGTCTGAAAAGGTTGATAAAATTAGCGATGAGAGAGCAGAACAAATTTTAACTGAATTTATTGATCCAATCAGTGCGATTATTCTTGGTGGGGCTATGGCCGGTTGGGTTGTCGCAGGAGGATATGTTGGCGGTAAAATTGGAGAAAAAATTGATCTTTCTTTACTAACAGGTTTACGTAGTTGTAAAAAAAAGACAGCACATATAAAAGATGATTTGAAAAGAAAGAGAGCTTATTATAAGTGTAGAATAGAGTTTTCTAAAGCTTTAATAAGTAAAACTAATGCAATAAAAATATCTTTTTGTAAAAAGCAGAAAAATCCTGAAAAATGTATTAAAAAAACAAATAAACAATTAGAATATATAAGATCAATTATTGTCAAATTTGAAAAGAAACTACGAGAAACTCAATAGCTAAATTTTTAGATATATTGAAAAATAAAAAAGATTGGACGACAAAATGAGAATAATAGAAACTGATATTAATGATTTTCATCTAACGAACTTAAACGAATCTAAAATAGAATTAGCTAACGAAATAATTAATTACATAAACCCAATTTTCAGTCAGGATTACAACAAAAAAATAAGAGAAATTAAAGACTTAAAAAAATCTTTATCTGAGAAAAAAGAAAAAATTAAAAATAATAAAATCGAATTAGAAAATTTATTAAAAATTTTTTCAAAAAAAGATAAAGAAAGTCAGTTGATAAGAAAAATGGGAAAACTTATTCAAACTGGTCTTATACAAGAATCCATGAAAAATGAAATGTCTGTTATGTTGAAGTCGTTTGAAAATATGGAAGAAGAAAAAATTACCTCGTATCTTAATGAAGTAATGAGGTTAGTTAGTCAGAAGTTTGCTAAAACATAATTTGAACTCCTAGATAGAACCTTTTTGTAATTTAGTTCTATCTAGGAGTTTGATCCACTTAAATCAGAAACAAACTGAATAATCTAAAGAAACAAACTTATCAACCTTCTGTAGTAAGTTTAAAACCGATCTTGTTTTTAGTTAAGAACAAACAACAAATACTTATACCTACTTAACCGATGATTTATTATGGTCTAAAAACTAAAAACTACTACAGGAGGAAAATTAAAAAATGAAGGAAATGTTAGTTGAGTCTTACCGGACGACTAAGAAAATGACCGGTGTTGACCCTTCAAAACCAGGTAACTTAAAACAGATTTTAACTGATGATAAAGCTTTTGGAGTCTATGTTGCCAGTCTTGCAGAGTCAATTGAAAACAAGAAGGATAAAGAAAATTTCTCTATCCTTGCAGAAAACACCCGGGTAAATCTTTTAGAGAATTCTATGTTCCAAGTGAACCCCTATGAATCGCTCACGTTACCCATACTCAGAATTTTTTATCCCAAACTAATTGCTAAAGAGGCAGTTACTGTTAGTCCAATGGATAAGCCTGAATGTGTGAAAGCTTTCATTACGGCTACTTTCACACCAGCTAATGATTCCACTGAATATTCTGCTCCAGTTACAGGAACTGATATTTCTGGTGGTCCTTCTATTGGAACTCCTGTTGCGGCAACTATTGCAGTTCCTAGTTCTGCATATGATGTTCTTGCCGCTATGTCTCTAACTTCCACTCAGGCACATCTTGAAAGAGATTTCCAGATCACGGCTGTGTCTATTGATGGAACAGCATTTACAGATGTTTCTATTGTTCCAGCTGTAGAAGGACATTTTTCTTCTTCAGTGACGATTGGCGCATCTACGGATGTTATCTCCGGAAAAGTTGATTATCTAAATGGTACTGTTGCAGTTTCTTCTGCCACTGGCGTTGTTACTGAAGTTCGTTATCAGGTAACATGTTCTTTGGAAGAAAACAGAGTTAACCCAACAATTAAGATCAATGTTGATAAAGTCAGACTGTATGCTAAAGATCGTCAGATTCAGGCAAATTGGACCATTAACATGGAACAGGATATGCGTGCTCTATTTGATGTTTCTATGCAGGCTGAAATTGTTAATCTATTAGGTCAGCAGATTGCTCTTGATATTGATAGAGAAATTGTGAATGCGCTTCTAACCGCAAATACTCGGTTGAATGCTTCCACTCATACTGGATCCTTCAATAGAACAGCACCTGTAACCTATACTTGGGGAAATAAGTATTGGCATGAAAATATTATTCCAGTTCTAAACCAGCTCTCAGCTCAGGTTTATACTGATACTAATATTGACTCAGCTAATACGATTCTCGCTAACCCACTTGATGTAGCGATTCTTGAAGATCTAAATGGGTTCGCCTATACTGGCACCTCCAGCGCAGATGGAGATGTTGGGTATCGTACCGCTACAGTCGCAGGTGGAAAGTGGAGAATTTTGACAAGTGCAGTCGTAACTCAGGGTACAATGTTGTTAGTGTACAAAGGGGGAGATGAGTTGCGCAGCATTTTCTTCTATTCCCCCTACGTTCCTGCGATTTTACACCCCTATCCGTTAACAACTACCCCAAGCCTAACAATTCTTTCGAGATATGCTAGTGCTTTGGTTAGGTCAAACGGAATAGCTGCTTTAACTATTGGTGCTTAATATTAATTAAGGTTAACATTTAAACAAAAAAATAGGACTCAGATTGAGAAATCTTTCTGAGTCCTATTTTCCGTTAAAATTAAATTATTTATTTTTTAAATGAACTTGTTTAGCATTATCAACACCATATCTTTCATTAAACGTAACTATTCTTTTTTCTTTTGTTTCTTCAAAAGTTCTTTTATCTTTTGATTTTTTACCTAAACTTTCACATTTTTTACATAGAAAATGATTAGGTTCATAAATTTCAACAATTCTAATTTCATGTGAACAATTCTGATCATCATTATACCAACATTTGGATTCTTTTGTATTTCCATTCTGAATATTATTAATAAATTTTTCTGTTGCTAATTTTGTTGCATTTATTTTTTTATTTTTTTCTGCCAAAGTCATCGTAATCAATCCAGGAAACTCTTTTAAAACATCTTCTAGTGTTTTATTATGACCAGCTAAATGTTTATGATGCAACATTTTAAATCTATTGGTTTCACTTTTTTCACAATATGGGCATTCAACAAATTCTACATCTCCAACATTATGTTTTGACTTATAAATTGACATGTTAAATTTTCTCCTCATTTTTTAATATTAGTTTTTCTGATCCACAATCCCAAATTACATCTAATTCTTCATCAAACACAAATTCAAACTTATTTAATCTTTTTCCATTTTTTAAAAACCAACATCCAATTTCTATATCATCATTTTCTTTTTTAAAACCTAATTCATTTAAAATATTTTTATCAATCCATCTTCTGTCATCATACACAATTATTTTTTTCCAAGGGTAATTTAGAATAAAATAGCAAAATAAATATTTCTCAATTTGATTAATCGAATAGTTATAGTTTGTGCAAATATTATTTAAAATCCATTCCCCTTCTTCTATTTCATAAAAAGATATTAACGATAATAAAGATAAATCTAAATTATATGCTCCTATGTCTATACTACTAATATTGTTTTCATAGTGATACTCTTTTATGAAATTTTCTTTTTCTGATAAATTTATAACCTCCTTTATTTTTAAAACATCAATATCTATTTTTTTAGAATTAGATTTATTTAATATTGTTTTAATTTTGTTTTCAATTAATTTTTTATTAGATAAATATTCATCTTCAAAAATGTGTATTAACTTAATTCCATTTTTTTGACAATCAACTACCTTATTAAAATGATATAATTCTGGTGTTTTGATTTTTCGAATATCTTTTAAATAATGAAAAGAATGAAAATATAAACCATTATATTCAAAAGCAATTTTTTCTGAAGGAATATAAATATCTAATTCATTTGGGGATATAATTTTTCTGCTATTTAAAATTACATCAAATCCTAAAGATTCAATAAATTCTTTAATTAATAGTTCAGGAACGGAACTCCCACTTCTTCGAGGATAACACTGTTCACATTTGTATCCACAAGATCTAATTTGAAACCAAGTTTTTTTGAATATATTTTGACATTTTAAACATTTAAAATTATGCTCAAATTTAGCGCCAAGATATATTTCATCCTGAAATTCAACTCCATATTCTTTTTGCAACTCAACAAACTTTCCATTTGTAAATTTTTTTAACTCTCTTTCACTAAATTCTAGTTTAAAAGAATCTAGTTTCATATGATGTATAACACCTAGTTTTTCCAATGAATTTTTATTTCTAATATCTATAGTCTTTGGGTTTTGAGTTGGGTAAAATACCCCAGTATTAATAAAATTTGTTTGTTTAATCTTTTCTCGAATGATAGGAACGCTTAAGGTTTCTTTATATCCCCATTTTTTTAAATTATTTTCTTGTCTAACTTTAATTACTTCAGGATCTTGAAAATGATGTTTTACACCTCTTTTTTTAAATGTTGTTTTTCTTCTTTTCTCTACATTATTGAAATTTGGATCTCCATTATTTTTAAGTTTTGTTTCTTTTGTTTTTCTACTTGATTCCAATTTTTCTTGATCTGTTCTTTTTGATTTGGTAAGATTAGCTTTTTCAACAAACTCAGGGACTTGTGTTGCATGTTCAACTCCATACTTTTCTAACATCGCTCGTTTTGATTTTTCATTATTTATCTTACTCCAATCTTCACCAATTGTTTCTACCATTGTTTGTTCACGTTTTCTTACACAAGTTATGAACAGAAAGCCGGTGGTTTTAACCATCCGGATGAATGTTCATTTAAAAAATTCTGATTTCTAAAATTTCCAGAACAAATTATAAATTAAGATTTGAAAGGTCTATATTATGGAAATTAAAGATCCTATTAAAACATATAAATCTAATTCTCATTTAGTTTATTCATGTTATTACCATGTAATATTTTGTCCAAAATATAGAAGAAAATGTTTAACAGGAAATGTTGAAACTAGATTAAAAGAACTTTTTAAAGAAATTTCAACTAAATATAATTTTGAAATAAATGATTTAGAAGTTATGTCAGATCATGTTCATATGATTATTTCTTGTGATCCTTCTTTTGGAATTATGACAGTTATTCATAAATTAAAAGGAATAACTTCAAATATTTTAAGAAAAGAATTTTTATTTTTAAAGAAAATGCCAACTTTATGGACAAGATCATGTTTTATTTCTTCTGTCGGGTCTGTTAGTTTAGAAGTTGTTAAAAAATATATTGAAAATCAAAAAGGAAAATAAAATTGAAATCTGTAAAATCTTACACTTGTTTAATTTCAGGAAATAAATCTAAAATTAAATTTCTTGAAGATATATTAAATGAAATTGACAAGTTGTCGTTGTTTGTGTTTAACCAAGGTAAAAATTCTTGGTTTAATCAAAAACAATTATATTATATTTGCAGACAAAATTTTCCACTAATTAATTCAAAAATCCTTCAAAATTTTATTTCATTATATCAACCAAAATCAGGAAGAAAACTTCCAAAGAATAAAGTTAGATCAAGTATTTTTATTGATCAGGGACAAAATATTCAAATTAATAAATTAAAATTAACTAATTATTGGCTGAGATTTTGTAAAAAGAATTTTCCGCTGCTAGGAAAATTTTCTTTAAATAAAATTCAAGATCCAACAAAAGTTAAATTAGTTCAAATTTTTAAAAGAAACAACAAACTGTACTGTAAACTAACTTATGTAGAAGAAATCCCTGATATAACCATACAAAATCCTTCAAATATTATTGGTTGTGATGTGAATTATAAACGAATGGTTTTATCAGATAATTCCTTTAAAATGATTAAACAATTAGCTCATCGTAAAATTGAGCATAAGAAAAATAATCAAAAAAAAAGAAATTTAACAAATTATTCAAAAGATTATCTTCATAAGTTGACAACTCAGATTTCCAAAGATCTTTCTACTCAAGGAGTAGAGGTTCTAGTCCTAGAAAATCTTAAAAATTTGAGAAAATCAGCTTCGAGAAAGAATGGAACTTCCAAAGGTAAAATGATAAATTATATAATTAATTCATTCCCTTACAGTATGTTCCAAAATTTCTTGAAGTATAAATGTTTAAATCTTGGCATAAAAGTTGAATTTATCAATCCTGCATATACCAGTAAAACTTGTTCCAAATGTGGAAGTTTAAACACTTCTAGACCAAAACAAGAAACTTTTATTTGCAATGATTGTAATTTCCAACTTAACGCAGATTTAAACGGGTCAAGAAACATTGAGAAATTCTATAGAAATCTCAATGGGCTACCAGTGAATCTAGCCCAGATTAGGACCTAACAAATCTAATCGAAGCTGGTGGATTTATCCATCCAGAAGTTCACATCCAAGTTTTTAACACTGTATGTTAATATTTTTTGAAACGCTCTATCATGAGGTTTGATGTCTTTATATTCATCTGGAACCAGTAAAACGCATAAATTATTTACTGACTCAAATTTTGGTTTTGGTATTCTCATTCCAAAACTTAAACCTTTTGATTCTAACATTTTGACCATCAGTTTTGCTCGGTTTTTTCCAACGTTTTTAAACCTTCGAAATTGTTCTTCATAACAACTAACAAGATCATAAATGGTGTTGATTCCTTCTCTATGATATACTCCTCTGAAAACTCCGTTTAGTTGTGAATCTTCAAATTCAATAACATCCTCAACATCTCGTTCGAAAAATTTTGGAGAAATGTTTTTACTGGTTGTTACATCCTCGCATTTACTACACCGTGGTTCACTAGAATTATAAAGACCGCAAAATTCACATGAAAAGGTTCTATTACCGGGGTGATTTTCAACCCAATCACAAACACACTCAAAACCTATTTCTGGATTTCCACATTTGCATTCCATAATGTTCTCCTTTCAAAAAGTTTAATTTTATTCATTTATTAATATATGTAGTAGTTACAATAAAACAAAAAAATAACCCTTAAAAAAGAGTTATTTTTATAATAATTGTTTAATAGGACAATTAAAAAATTTTATACCATTACTAGACGCTACCAAACACCACGTCACCATTACGCTACTGTACTATACCATTACTATACTAGACGCCACGATACCATACCATCACATCACACCACTCCACTCCACCATCACTAAGCTTTACGTTACAAAAAGTTGACTCCGCTTTACCATTACTGGACCTCACTCCACTCCGCTTTACTTTTACTCCACAGCACTCTACTGGACTTCACTTTCACGAAACTTCACGCAACTTCGCTTTACTATTACGACACTTTACATAACGTTACTGTGCTAAACCATTACTATAAATAAAAGGGAAACATCAAGACGACTCAAATCCTGATGTTTCCCTTTCGAAGTTATGCAGCATGTTTTGTTCCGGTATGACCTTCAATTTGTTGAACTACGAATCTTCCATATGATCCATTCCGAAACTGACCAATTCCACATAACTGCCCGTACTCCATGATATGATCAATCGTTTCCATATCAATATCTTTATTTGGAACAATTTTAATATAAAAATCAAGAATTGTTCCTGCATTAACCAGATCAGATTTTGCAATACAAACTCTAGGTCCACTAGGTCCCATAACTCTTAGTGACCGTTTTAAATCTCCATCTGGTTCAGTTTTTCCAAGGTATATTTTTCTCGGAAATACGAAAACAAATTGATCAATCTTTGATTTCACAGATTTCAATTTCAAAGATTCTTTTAAAACATTACCCGCATTTTTCAAAAATCCTCTGATCATGTAATCGTAGATGAATAATCCGTTTTCATCAGAATGAAATCCGGTCCACCCTTTTTCTTCAATCTTCTCAACGGATAAATATTCTTCATCTGTGATTTCTTCTGGTTTCTTCGATTCAATGTACGTTTTGTAAATGTCAGGATCTTTTGGAACAGTTCCTAACATTTCTGTAATTAACTCAATTCTGAAATGTTTTTCTTCCATAGTAATTACCTCCTTTTTTTAAATTTTTTGTAATTTTGTCGAATAAGTTTACATCACTTTACCATTACAAAATGAATTATTTTTTAGTTTGTAAATTTTTATCTTCATTATAGATTGTTGCTGAAATAACACCAATTACGGCGCCTATTGCTAAACCAAATAAAAACCATGGTACAGAAAATTCCATTTTATTTTTCATCCTCCACTTCTACAAGACTAATTCTAAAATTTTTTATATCATTGCGAAGAAACATCACTTGTCCTAGATTATATCTCATAACATAATACGGAGTATTTTTGGTAAAATACCATTTGTAAAAATTTCTCCATGGTCGAATTAATGAACTTTTATTTTTTACCGGGTTATTCCAAGCTATTTGTGAACCATTTGATAAAGTAATAGTTAATTCTGATTTCAAAATAATTTTTTTAGCTTTATCTTTTTTTAACCATTTTTGAATAATTTTTAATAAATTTTCTGCTATCAACATTTCATCCCTCATCAGAAATTATTTCATCAAACTCAGAAATTTCTTTTGATAACTCAATAATTCTTCCTCTATAAAATTTTTCTGATTCTGATAGATTTTCGTCTTCTATATGCTCCACACAATCGCGAAGGTCTTTGTATGTATTTTCAAATCTACAATAAGACATATTTGACATTAATTTTTCTCCTGTTTTAAATAATTAAAAAAGCGAGTAGTCACCTCTCGCTTTCTGAGTCCTATTTTCCGTTATAATTTTATTTTCTTTATAATCTTATCTATTTCTGTTTCTATAATTTAAATTATTTTCTAAAATTATTCACTATAATTGTATCTGAAACAATGGTTTTACTCGGAGTGTAAATTTTTCTTGTAATATTATATTTTCCATATTCTAAAATTTTTATATCATAAGACACTTTTCGTTTCTTACTTCCAATGGTATACCCACATCTATTTTTTAAGAATTTTCTAGCAACATCTATTTTTTCAAACATTAAATATCTAATGATTGTATTCTTCAACAATCTTAGATTATTTTCTTTCATACTATACATTGAGTCTCCTTACATTATTTTTTAGTTTTTTTAATAATTAAAAAGCGGGTAGTCACCTCCCACTCACTACATCTTCTTGAAAGGAGCCTCAACCATCAAATTTCCCGATAAAATGATAGTTAAGAATTCACCGGGCATGACTAAGATAGATTCAAACATCTATGTCGGATGAAATTTTATGAAAAACAATGAAAAACCTGCGGGATTATTCACCACTAATTCTTTGAAGTTCTTTTCCACATTTTGGACAATAATATCTTGAAATATCTTTAAACCTTCTGAAGTATTTTCTCTTATTCAATTCATTTTTTCCTTCTACAATATAACACATACCATTTATGTAATCTGGAATTTCATAATCCCATTTACAATTACAGGTTTTTTCAAATCCAATGGGAATCAATACTGATTTAACTTTAACGCATCTATTATTTTTCAATTTTTCAATCATTTCATTTAATTCTTTCATTGTTCTCCTTATATTAATTATCAAGGAATAGATTTCTTAAAGGATCACCGTATGGGTTTTTAACAAAATTAGATAAAATGTCTTTTAATTCATCCGGTGTTAATTTTATTCCATGATCAACAATAATAAAAAATTCAATATTTTCTTGTAAATTATCAATTTTTTCCCAATCAATTTTTTCAAGAAGTTCTGTTACAGATAATTCTGTGTTATCTGCTTCTTCTCTTCTTTGATAGGAATAATCATCATAACAAAAGATTTTATCATCATGGTCATTATATCCTATGACAATTTCTCTGCCATTTACTACAACACCGCCTTCATATTTAAAAATTGGTTTTGGAGAAAAATCTTTATCAATATTAACACCTGATAAATGATTTGCAAGAATTGCAACCAAACATTGAAAAAGTTTATTGTAGTTTGATGCTAATGTAATTTTTTCTTTTAATGTCATTTTAGTTCCCTTCTTTTTAATACAAATCTTCGCTATATAATCTTTTCCCTCTATATCCTCCGGATGCTGAAGGAATACCAGCTTCTATTTGTAATTTATAACCTTCATATCTATCAACAAAACGATTTTTTGAAGTTATGAATCCTTGTGAACTTGATTCTGTATAACCCCGTCTGTTTTCAATAATTAAACCGATACAATCTGCATGGCGATGACCTCTCCAAATGTAACCAGTACTATCAATAACTGCTGCACATATGCAAATTTCTTTTTCTGCCATCTTTTAATCCTCTCCACAATTTTCCATTTATTTCAACTACATTAAAATCTAATTTTGATAAATTAGATTTATTTCTAGCAAATAAACAAACTACTGCTTCAACTTTTGTTTTTCCAGATCCAATCGGTGGAGATCCTGACAACTCAATAAAATCTGCAATATAACCAGATTTAACTTTATCTATCTTTATTTTCATTTTAACTCCTTAATTTTCAGTAATTCACTTCTTTCGTTTACATTTAGTTTTTGCGGCAGGGAGTTTTGTAGTTAGTATAGGTTTTTTCTCTTTTTCAATTTCATCCGAAATAAATTTAATAAGCCGTTCCTTATCAAAATCTTTTCCAAATGTTTCTCTTTTTATGGATGATTTTAAATAATTTTCCAGAAGTGTCAATCTGGGAAATTCACTCTTTCTAGTATTTGAGAATCCCCATGTTCCGATACGTTTAACAAATCTAATTTCATTTTCAATTGTCCACGAAGTTTTTGATTGTTTTTTTCTTTTAATCATGAATTTTTCTCCTCTAATTTTTCTTTTAAAAATTTAACTCTTTCTTCTTTTTTAATTATCCATCCTTCATAGCTTTTATACACATATCCTGATAAATATGGAAGCATCTTTTTTGAATAAAAAATATCTTTTTCTAATTCTTCTAGTGATAAATCTTCATAGTTCACTTTAGCTCCTGATCAGAATAAATTTGTTTTTTAATTTTTTGCATTTCTTTTCCATCTGAATCATAAGTAATTCTTGATTCAATAGATTGTTCTTTTTCTGATTTAAAAACTTTACTACATTGAATGGTTATACTAATTAAAAAACAAATTATCATAATTACAATAAGAAAATTTTCAATTATATCATAGCGTTTTTCAAACATCTTTATAAGATCCTTCTTTAAAAATGACCTCATTCTGAAAATTGAATGAGGTCATTTTATAAAATAATATTATATTTTTTTATTTTTTCTAATAAGTCTCTAGTTGATATTTTTGATTCGTTTTTCCAATAATCTAAAAGTAATGGTCTATTTAACACAATCCATTTACATACTAAAATTAATTCTTTACTCTTGATTTTAATCTCACCTTCTTCAACTTCTAGAGTTTTTATGTTAATTACAAAACAATCATCATTTCTAAATTTATTATAAACATTACTTACTTTGATTCTTGGCCCATGCTTACTTCTTTTTAATCCTTGTGAATAAATTTCTATTACTATTTTTTTAATACCCGTATGTTTATATGTTATATTTATTTCTGTCAACAAATTTATACTATTCATTTTAAGTCTCCATTTATATTTTTAGTTTGTATAGATTTTAAACTGTTCAAAAATGGTTCTGTAATCATTTCAGTTCCAAATTTCCAATATTTAATTATTTTTTTTTCATTTAATTTTATCCATTTTAAAATATTTTGAAATTCGTTTTCTGTAATCTTTACTTTTCCCTTTACTACATTTTTACTTCTAACATCAACAGAAAAACTATTTTTTTTATTAAATTCTCCATAAATATTGCTAACATGTATTTTTGGAGGTTTTTCTAATTTTGTATCTCCTTCTGAAAAAATACGAATAATAATATTATCTATTCCTGTATCTCTTTTATCAATATTTACAAATTCATAAATTTTTTCCATCATGAACTCCATTTAATTTTTAAATTAAAACATAAATATTAATTAAACATTAATTCCTAGAAAATCAACAAACAAATGATCATAACTAATAACTGGAATTCCAAATTTTTCAGCTGACTTCATTTTTCCACTTTTGGAATCTGGATCATTGGTTACTAAATAATTAACATCTTTACTAATACCTTTTAATTCTCCACCCAATTCTTCAATTAGTTTTTGAATTTCTGCTCTTTTCAAAGGACCTTCTCCTGTAAGAGCAAACTTCAATCCTTTTAAAGTTTTTGTACTCAAATCTTCCTCCACAAATTCTAAACCAATAGATTTTAGATAATCATATAACCATTTAAAATTTCCAATATTATCAATTAAACTCATTGATGTTATCGGACCTAAACCAATTACTTCTGGATCTTTTATTTCAAACAATTGATCTATAGTAAAAATAGAACACAATTGTTTAGATAAAGTTTTACCAATCAGAGGCATACCAAAAGCTGACAATAGTTTTTCTGGTTTAACTCGTAAAGTTTTATTAACTTGCTCTACGATAATTTCAGCTTTTTTCTCACCGAAACCTGGAATTTTCGACAGTTTTTCTTTAGATAATTGGTAAATTTCTGGAATTGAAATGATACCAATATTTTCAATGGTTTTATCCGAGAAACCATCAACACCCATCTCAATAAAGAAATGTGATGTCATCAAAATATTTTTTTGATAACAATTTGGATTTTCACAAACAATTTCTTTACTCTTTTGAATTAAATTAATTCCGCAAGATGGACACACATCTGGTAATTCTGGTTCAACTGATTTAAAAACTTCGGTAACATAAGGAATAACATCTCCGGATCTAACTACCCCAATAATAGATCCTTTACCAATTTTATTATTTACTATAAAGTCTGCATTAAATCCAGAAACTCTAGAAACAGTAACTCCTAATATTTCTGTAGGATTAATTAGAATCACTGGTTTAATATATCCGACTCTTGTAACATTCCATTCAATTCCAATTACTTCACAAACTTTTGCTAATTCATTTACTTTAAACTTAACTTTATTTTTAGGATGCATGACATTTTCTCTTACAGAATTATTTCTCGTTAATACTAATCCATCAATGTCATAATTAGCTCTTTCTTTTGAATCTTGTAGAAAATCTTCTAAAGCTTTAATTTGGTCAGTATGATTAGAAGGAATTAAACAAAAGTCTGGAACTCTTAATCTTAAAGTATCTCGAATAAATAATAATCTTTCAACTTCATTTTTTAAAACAATTGTATTTGGAACTTCAACCAATTCATAAAAAATTACTGATAGTTTTGATAAAACACTTGGATCAATTTCATCTCGTCTTAATAGTCCAGTTACTGCATTTCTTCTATTTTTAAAACCAAGAGATTTATAAATATCTCCTTCTAATAATACTTCTCCTCTTAATTTAATAGTATCTTTAATTGGAATATCTGGAATACAATAAGTTATCTTATTTAAAAGATTTTGACCTTTTTGTCCATCACCTCTTGATGCTGCAAAATTTAATTTATTATTTTCCCATATACATCCAATACTGTTTCCATCTAATTTCTCAGATGCAATGATATCATCATTTTCTTTTTTTATCCAATCCATTACATCAGAAGGATCAACCTTATCTAATCCTCCCATTGTAAATGGTAGTTTAATTTCTTCAAATTTAGAATCAATTTTTGCACCAATCTCTGAAAAATATGGATCGTTTGGAAATTCATTTTTAGCTTTTGTTTTTAATAGATCATATTCTGTATCAGTTAAAGGACTTGTTCCTTCATTAAAATATAATCTATCATATTCTTTTAGTTGATCTATTGTATTCATTTTTTCCCCAACTTGTCTTTCTTATGTTTAGAACATATGACTCTTTTAGTTCCTCTTATAACTTTTCCATCAATACCAGCTTCTGCACATACTCCGCATATAAATTCGCCAACATACATTGACCCACAATACATACAACGAGGATCTCTTTTTGGGGGTCTGCATCTGCATTTAGATTCCATCTTTTTTCTCCTTTATTTTTTCAACAGGTTCATGTAATGAAAATCCAAAAAAGTAAACTGGCGCCACGATGGTTTCACATAAAATAATTCCCCAAACTACATTTCCAATAATAACTTTATATTTAATATTTGGGTTTCTGATCTCATCTCGATTAATTAATCCATATGTTTCATATTCAACACCATCAATAACTTTTGAATCTCCGCATGCAATAAATAACGAAAGAATTAAAAAAATGATTATAATTTTGCTAAAGAATTTTTTCATTATTTTTTCTCCAGTTTTCTTTTTTCTTTAATATCTCTTAACAACCATGCTATTTTATCAAAATCAATTCTGTATTCATCATTTTTCCATCTATCTTCTTTGGTTAATAACTTTGTAAATTCTGGTTTTTTCCCATCGACTATTATTTTTGGTCTGAAATTTCCATCACCATCAGAATAAAAACAAACCCATCTACTGGCACCAATATTTCCAAGATTAACCATTGTTGCAAACATATCTTCTAAAGCAATTTTTTGAGCTTCAGTAAGATTTTCAATTTCAATTAACATTTTCATAACAAATGATTAAGCTCCTTTATAAAATTAAATTTCTTTAACTTTTTCTATAATTTTATGAACTTTATTCATGTCAGGTTTTTCATCTGAAACTCTCCTGTTCCATTGCGCTATAGCCATTTCCTTTCCATCTTTAAAACCAGAAAGAGGAGCATCTAAATCAAAACAATCTCCGGTTCTAACATCACACGGAAGACATTCAACAAACCAAAATTTACTACCATTTACTTCCACTGCTCCTCCGTGATACCTTTTACACTTTAAACTAATATCTTCTTTTTCCCCACAAAAAGGACAAGGTTTTAATTTTTCCATCATTCCTCCAAAAAATATAAACCTGGGTTTTAAAAATTAAAAACCCAGGTTTTTTTATATAATTCGGTCAAAGAAAACTAAGTGGTCTTTAGACCCTTAGATGAATTTGAACCGATCTTCTGATTTGTTTAGAACAAATATAAAAATATGAAAGGATATCATCATATGAGTTCAAAACAAGTTTTTCTGAAATTAACAATTGATCAAATAAAAGAACTTGAAAAAATAGCAGCAATGAGAATGATTGAGGAAAATAAAAAATTTACAATTCAAGATTTAATCATTGAAGTTATTAACAAGGAGTATTTTCAATGTATAAATCAGAATTAAAATACCATATTGTATTCTGTACTAAATATAGAAGAAGAATTTTACAAAATGATTTAAAAACTTTTCTAAATAATCAAATTATAACTATTTGTTCTAAGTATAATTACAAAATTCTTGGTTTTGATATAGAACCAGAACATATTCATATTTGTTTAGAATTAGAACCAACTTATTCTGTTTCTTCAGTTATAAGAAATTTAAAAGTTATTTCATCTTATAATATTTTTAAAACTTTTCCATTAATTAGAAACCAATATTATTGGAATTCAGGTTTTTGGTCTTCTGGTTATTTTGTTTCAACTGTTGGTAATGTATCTCAAGACAAAATTTTAGATTACATAAGAAATCAGGAAGATAAAATAAAATGATTAAAACTTTTTCTCTTAATTTAGTTGGAAATAAAGGAAAAATTGAATTTTTAAATTCAATTTATTCCGATTGCCAGGAAGTTTCCGATTTTATTCTTAATTATATCAAAATAAATAAAGAATATAGAAAATCAGAAGTTCATAAAAATACTTATTTTCTTCTAAAACAAAAATATCCTGATATGAATACCAAATTGTTTCAACAAATTAGAGATAAAGTTTTATCATCAGTTAAATCAAAACGTTTAAAGAATACAAAGAAAATTGAAGTTCCAATAATTTTAGATTATCAATCTTTTAATTTAAAATTTGAAGATAAATACTTTAATTGTTTTTTACGTTTTTTCAGAATTAATTTTCCTTTGGAAGGAAAACGAATTATTGAGAAATTAAAAACTACTAAGAAAATTAAGAGAATTGAGTTAATTCCAAAAAATAATGGAAAATATTTTAAAGTATTTTTTAATTGTGAAATTGAAGATGTTAAAAATAATTTTTCAAATACTTTAGCACTTGATATAAATTTGAAAAATATTTATTTGTCTGATGGTAAGAAATTTAATTTAAAACTTTACATCCATAAAAAGTTAAATTATCGAAAATATAAAAAACAAATTTTTATCCAAAGCTGGTCAAATGGTTACATTAGAAAGTTAGCTTCTGATATCTCAAATTATCTATTTTCACATCAAGTAGGTTACTTGGTAATAGAAGATTTGAAAAATATCAGAAAATCCTTTTCTAGAAAAAATGGAACATCAAAAGGAAAGAATTTAAACTATTTAATGAATAGTTGTTTTCCGTATTCGATGTTCTCAAATTTTCTAGAAAATTCATGTTCAAATAAAGGCATTTTAGTTAAGAAAATTAATCCTGCATATACTAGTAGAACTTGTTCTATTTGTGGAAGTACAAATACAAGTAGACCAAGACAAAGCTTACTAGTATGTAACAGTTGTAACTCAAGACAAAATGCAGATTTGAACGGAGCAAAAAACATTCTTTTGTTTTCACAAAAGAATTCGGTTACGAGTGAAGATCGTGGACTAAACTCTAAAAATAAAACGTCCGAAGCTGTGGTTCTTTAGAACCTCAGTAATTCACTATGTCTCCACCCATTATCACCAACATCAGTTGCAATGATATTCACGTTTTTCTTTTTAAGACGCATAGCCCAGTAACCAAGTCCTGCGCCAACTTCCAAAATATTTTCGCCATTTGCAAACAGTGCAATCTCACTGATAGCTTCTTTGGTGGGAACTGCCCAAGCATATTTTTCAACGAAATCATCCCTTTTTCTATTTGATATTATTTTGTTCATTTTTATTTTTCCTCCTTTGAGTTCTTTTTTAAGTAATTAAAAGATTTCCAGCTGTTCTTATCTTTTTTAGCTCTTGCGAGAAATTTTTCTTCAATATAAGAGCTTGTTCTATATTTATAAATTTTTAAAGATTGAATTAACTGAACTTCAACAATTACATCTGTTCCACCGTATTCTTTTTCTGATGACAAATGTATAAATTTCATACAGTTAATCCTCCTTTTTATTTTTTATCAAATATTAATATATGTAGTAGTTTGTTTTTAAACTGAACAAAAAATTAAAAAATGAACAAAAAACCATTACAATCAGATACTAATTAAAGTATCTGATTATGGTTATAAATAAATTATTTTTATTTTTGAAACTTCTTTAAATGTAATATTGTAATTAACTTCAATAGATTCACAAATAAATTGTTTCATTTTCCAACCCCCTTCTTTTCTACATGTTAATGTAAACGTTGGTATAAATGTTACTGTACACAGATGATGGTTTATTTTTAATTTTGATTTTAAAAACCTTCATCCCATATTCCATCGCATCACCTCCTTTTTAAATTCCCCTGGTTAAAATAAAAAAGGACGTCGTGAGTTCAGATCCGCAAGAAGGGGGTGCTTCAAGACCCAAGTAAACTTGGGACGCATCACTTCCCTCACGACGTTTTAACTAAATATCTTTCTCTTTCAAATAGTAATATATGTAGTAATTTGTTTTATCATGAATTTAGAATTTCATCCATGGAACATCTAGAACCATCCGGATTAAAGAGATTTAATTGATCATATTCTTTAGATTCATCTGATTCATTTGATATATTATTTTTTCCTTTTGAAGCTTCTAGAATTTTATTTAAAATAAAATCTGTTCTTTCTTTTGATTCGTGAATATTTACCAACATATCATCAAAATTTAGCAAACATTTCAAAATTAATTTTTCTCTAGCTGGATCAGTTGTGATATGATAAACAATAATTTCTAAAATAGAAATTAGATTTTCAGAAAAATCATCTGATTGACATTCTTCAATTAAATCACAAAGACTTAGGAGACATTTTTTAATTTGCTGAAGATCCTTATCTTGAATTTCTCCCATGGTTGCTCTACACAACTCAACTGTTAAATTATTTTTTACTTTTGACATTAAACCTCCCTTTTAGAGTTCCAAAATAAATGGATAATTTGAAATTGAATAATAAATTTTTTTAATTCCAACATAATTTAAATATTTCATACAATCATTACATGGTTTACTTAATCTAAATTGATCATTTTTATTAATTCTGATAACCAATATAGATAAACCTTTTAAATTCTTTTTAGCGTTTATTATTGAATCTACCTCCGCATGAACACTAAAAGGAAATCTTTGAAATCTTGGATGAAATTTTTTAATTGATTTTTGTTTTGTATTGTGACCCTTTGAAATTATTCTCTTTTTATCAAAGATGACCGCACCAACCTTTTGTTTATGGTCGCTTTTTTTAGCCTCTTCAATTGCAATATTTATTAATGTGCTTGATATGTTCATCTTAAATACTCTTCAAATCTCCATTTAAAACTTTTAGATTTACCACCATCTCTTAGAATATAATCAAAAACTTCACCAATTATTGTTCCGTCTTCATCACCAAAAGTGCAATATTTTTCTTCTTTTGGTTTGAAAACAATATTATTTTCTCTTGATGATTTAATTAAATTCTCTTGAGTGAATTTCTCATAAAAATTTTCTTGCCAACTATCACCATAATTTTCCAAATACATTTCAATTAATTGAGGATTTTCTTCAACAAAATCAACTAAAGTTTTTTCTTTATTAGTTAAATTTGTTATGATAAATGCAGTACTTGAACTATTGGTTATAAAATCTGTTTTTATTTTCATAATTTATTTCTCAGAAAACTGAATTGGTTCTGTATCGCAAGACTTCTTTCTCGCAACATATTTGTCAGTAATTGTGCATTTCTTATTCTTTCTCTTCTTGCAATATTGACAAATTTTCTTTTGCTCGTCCATCATTATTTTCTCCTTTGTATTCTATTCCAAAACTTTTATCTTGTCGTAACAAATTGTTCCTTCTGGTGCCTCTTCTAAAAAAACACCACAATTTGAATAAATTTTGTTTTTCATTTTAAAATACTGATCATAACTTCGTTTCAAATTTTTTGTTATAAATACTCGATTTTGTGTTTTTCCTTTAATTAATGGAAGAACTTTGATTATTTTATAATATTCATAATCTAAAAATAAATTTAAAAAAGTTACAGCTTGATGTTTATGCTTAAAACAAAATAATCCAAAACTACCTGGTTCAGATTTAACGATTTTTCCTTCAATATATTTTTTAGAATATTTACTATTTTTAGTTGGATGCATACTTCTTCTATCTTTGGTAACTATCTTCCATTTTGGTTTAATCATTTTTTCTTTTCCTTTTTATTTATTTTTTACTTTTTGAAATAATTTCAGCTAATATTCCAAACATTCCGATACAAATAATTACTAACAACATATTAGAGTCTTTTTCTAAAAACAAATCTAACTGTTCCATAGAACCTGAACAATAAGTTTTCCAAAATTGAATTATTCCATAGAACATAAAACCAAAAACAGCTCCAATTAATGCAATTCTTCCTATTATATAACTCGAAGATTTTTTCATTTTATTTTTTCTTCCTTTCTTAAAATTTTTTAGAACAAATTATAAACTAAGTGAAACGGTTAAAATATATATTTTTTAATTGAGAAAGGGAAATTTAAACATGAATCAATATGATGAAAAAGGAATGGTTATTTGTCAGGAATGTGGAAAATCTTTTAGTCAAATAACAAATCAACACTTAAAATTCCATCAAACAACAATACCAGAATATAAAATCAAATATCCAGATTTTCCAATTTCTAGCGAATCATTTAAAGCTAAACAGAAATTTAAAAAAGTTAATGTTTTTAATGATCCTCCTGTTAATGAACCTCTGACTAATTTAGAAGACTCAGAAATTAAATCACACCAAATTCAAGAAGAAATAAAAATTGAAGAAACTAATGAATTTGACTTAGATAAAATTCCAGTTGTATCTAAAGAATTTGCTAATGAGGTTTCTAATTTTATTGAAGAAGTTAAATCCTTTACTGAAGAAAATAAAATAAAATTTCCAGATCCTAAAAATATTATTCATAAAGAAAAATTAAAGATTTTAAATTTTTTATTATTTTATTTTAGTGATTTGAAAAACTCTTATTTTATTGACAAAATTAATAAAAGCGGAATATTAGAATCAAGATTAGTAACTGACATATGTATTCCTTCAAGAAAATTAGATATTGAATTTCCTAATACATTTTGGCATAATAGAGATGTACCAAAACATAATAGAGATACAATCCTAAAAGAATCTGGATGGACAATTATAGATGTTAATGAATCGAAACCTACAATAACAGATGTTAAAAATGCACTTAAAAAATTTAATCTGATATAACTTTTTATTTAGAACAAATTATAAATTAATTTTTATACCAATTACTTTTGACTTAATTACCTAGATGAAATTTTGGGGAAGAGACTACGTGTTCTCTTCCCTAATTTCCGTCGAAATTTTTTCATATTCTGTTTTGAAATATTCCTCTAAGATTTCATTTAGTTTTTCGTTGATTTCATAGTAAGTTTCATCCAGTGCAGATAATTCATTCATTAATTGGTCTTCTAATTTTTCAATAAAAAATTCCTTATAATCTTCATCAATTCCTTTAAGCGACTCTATTCCACCATCATACCAATCAAGAATATCAACTGCACGATTTAAAAGATTTTTTAATTTTTCAATGGTTTTATTTTCTTTAAAATTTTCTTCAAAAAATATTATTAAATCATCAAGAGTAATATAATAACCATTTTCAAACCATTGATAAAAACCACCATTTTCAACTTGGTAATTTAAATTTCCAGTAATGACGGCATTAGAATATAATTTTCCAAACTTATCAGAAACCACATCCAAAAAATCGCTGTAACTTAATTTTTTACCCTCTTCTGTACTCCATAAATCATAAGCTTTGTTCATTAACTTTTGATGAATAGATTCCTCTTCTACTTCTTTTTTGTTTGTTTCTTCCATAAAATAACTCCTTTCTTTAATTATTTTAAAATTAATATATGTAGTAACTGTAAGAATAACTAATTTTTTAGATCTGATCTAATGAAATAAATAGAACAAAAAATAAATGAAGAAGATTCATTGTATGACATACATTTTCTAATTATAGATAATAGATTCCTTTTAAGGAGATTTTTTAAATGGCCAACATATACCCATCAGTAACCACTACAGTAAGTCCGTATTCTGAATATAATTCGAATATTGTAAATCGACTAACTAGAATGGTTACATTAGGAACAAATTGTATTAAAGGAACTCACTCCTGTGAAGTTAATATTGACACAACTTCACCAACCACATGTCTAGTTGTTTCAACCGGAACTTTCTTTAAAGATGATTGTGTTCATTCCATAGATTCTAATTTTATAGTCGATATGTCAGAAGAAGATTTTTATGCGGATTCTTCTGCAGGTTATTGGAATGAAGCAGGTTATTATTTAATCCTTGCAGATTATACGTATGTTAAATCAAAACCTGCACCAAGAGTTTCAATTAAAATTTTGAAACCAACCCAACATGCATTATTAACTTCCGGTTATTTATTTCTTAAAGCAGTTTTAGTTTCCTTTAATGGTGTATCTTTTGAAATCACTTCAGTTCATGATTTCCTTCCTACAAATCCTTTAATTAGAAGAACATATGCTAAAACATATATTGATTGTGAAGATACCCTTCCTACTTTTGACCAAGATAGAGATGAAGGAAGAATGGTCTATACCAGAGATATGGAAGGAATTTTCTTTGGTCAGTCAGGAAGATGGGAATCAGTACAAGCTATTAGGGATGAAATTGATACTATATCATGTAATGTTGGACAATTAGCTTATCTTGGAACAGATGGTGCAGTCTATCCCGCTATTGCAACATCTAATTTAACTCTAGCCTCTTGTGTAGTTTTACAAGTTGGTTATAGAGTTGATGGATCCGGTCAAGTTAGATTGTATGGAGTTGCAGATGATGTCCCAGTTGAACCCGGAATTATTATTTCAACCGGAGATCAATGTTATTTATCTGCTAATACTCCCGGAACTATTACCAATTTAATTCCTGCTAATTTTCCTCAATATGTTGGTAGATCAATTACAGATTCCACCGGAGTTGATACAGTAACTCTTTGGTTCCAACCTGGTTCTGGAACTTCTGGTGGAGGCGGATCTTCACTATATGATTATTATCAAGATTTATTAATTAGTTCTGTATTTCTTAGAATGACAATGGATGCATTTATTAACCAAGATTATATTGATCTAGTTAATACTACCGCAACATTAGATACTGTTAATTATGAAGTAGATGGAAATAATGGAGAAGTATTTGTATCCACTAATTTAACAGATGTTAATCCAACAACTGGATTTGATGGAACTTGTATTACCGCTTGTATGTTATCTGTTCAAGGAACTGTTCAAACAGTTCAAACCTGGTATGTAACAAATAATGGTGGAGATGCAATTCCAGATTGGGAATTAGTTAATCTAGAAGAAATGCATTGGTTCTCTACTGATTATGTACTTTTAGCAGATTCCACTGGAGTATTTACCATTGGAGAAATTGTAACTGGTGGAACTTCTGGATTGTCCGGAACCGTAGTAATGGATTATATAGACCATTTATTAATTTATGATATTACCGGTTCTGGATCTTTTACTGCTGGAGAAACAATCACGGGATCTATTTCTGGATCCACTGCAACCATAGATACTGGATCATATAAAAGAGATTCCAATGTAGATTTAAGAGTTAAATGTGAATTCTCTGGAACAGGAACAATTGAAGACTATGGAGTTTTGTATGAGATTAATGCAACTATAGTAGAAACAGTTCCAGAAAATTCTAGAAATATAGATACTTTATATTCTGACTTATATACTTTACCAAGTCAAGATAATGATGGATTACCTAATTTATCAGTTCCAATGGAAACATGTAAAACAAATTTACAAATTTTCACTGGAAGTTCTTCAGATATAGATGTAGCTCCTTCTTATAATAGTCCAGATGGCGGACAACCTTTAATTGTAACTCAAGGAAATAGTCTTGAGTCTGCTACAAAAGAATTAGATATTCAAGCTTATCAAGCATATTTAGATTCAATATACGTTCCATTACTAAATTCATCTTATATGGAAAGATGTTCATATGATGGATTTGTTGATAATACTCAAATTGATTTAATAACGTCAGATGCTACATATAATTCTGTAACCCATGCAGTCGATGGAACAAATGGACAAATTTTTGTATCCAATGATATGTATGATACAGATGCAGCCTTAACGTATGTAGATGCATGTCAAGTATCAGCAGAATTAGATCTTACCGGAGCACATACAAATGCAGATTATGTCTGGTATGTTTCCAATGATGGAATTAATTTTGAAGTAACCACAATTAATACAGTTCATTATTTCTCAACCGTAGAGTTACCCGTAGATACTACAGGATCTTATACCATTGGAGAAATTATAGTTGGAGATACTTCTGGATCTTTTGGAACATTTAATGGTTTAGGAACAGTTCCTGGAACAATTCTGTTAAGTCAAGTCGGTGGATCTGGAACATTTATTGTTGGCGAATTAATGAATGGACAGTCTTCTGGAGCAACCGGAGATGTTACTGGAGCACAAACAGATAGAACTGGTGCAGCATATCAACATTTATATGTTATGTGTCTATTTGGAGCTAATGGTGGATCGATTAATAGTTATGGTCTATTGTATGATATTAATAATACTATTGTTACCACAACTCCAACAAATACAAATAATATTAGTCAGTTAGCTGCAGATTTATATACAGTTCCAAGTTTAGATAATGACGGATTAGGAAATTTAGCAGTTCCTATTGAAACTTGTAAAGATAATTTACAAACATTTGTTGGAAGTTCTGGAGATAGTGATAGTGCTCCAACCTATGCTTCAACCACAATTATTACACAAGCCGCAGATTTAGAGCAAACAATTGGTGAGTTAGATTCTTCTTTAAGTTTAACAAAAAATATAATAAATATAACGGATGGTGACGCAACCCCAACAGTCTTAAATGGGAGCGGAAAACAAGCAGGAATTTTAATTACGGCTAATACCGGAGCAACAAACATTACAACTTTTGATAATGGAATTTCTGGACAAGAAATTTCAGTTTTAATTAATGATAATAATACCACTTTTGTTAATGGAGCAACTCTGAAATTACAAGGTGGAACAAATTATTTGCCTCCTCAATATACAATAATGAAATTTGTGTATATTGGCACAGTTTGGTATGAAACATCATTGTCAAGAAATTTAATAGTCGAAGCGGCATCAATAATTAACCAGGATTTAAGTACAGACTCAGTTACAGCACAATTTGGAATATTAACTTTAGGGAATGAAGGTTTACACATTCTAGATACAAACGCATCACATGATTTAATTATTAAACCTGGATCTGATTTAACCGCAGATAGAATATTAACGATTACAACCGGAGATGCAGCAAGATCTATTACCTTAAATGGTAATCCTACTTTAAATGATTGGTTTGATCAGTCAGTAAAGGCTGCTGCCAGTCCATCATTTGCTGGAGTGACATTAGGAAATTCTGGATTGCATGTTCTAGATACAAACGCATCACATGATTTAATTATTAAACCTGGATCAGATCTAACTGCAGATAGAATCCTTACCATAACCACCGGAGATGCAGCCAGAACCCTAAGTATTGAAGCTGACTCAATTATTAATCAAGATTTAAGTTCTGATCATGCACCTCAATTTACTGGAATTAATGATCAAAATGATAATGAAGCAATTAAAATTACTAGTACTGGTAGTGCTGTTAATGAAGTAACTGTAATTAATGCTGCTACTAATAATCCTCCAGAGCTACAGGCATCAGGTGGGGACACTAATATTGATCTTAAGTTATCAGGTAAAGCTACAGGTGGAGTTATTGTTTATAAGAATGCATTTGTTACTTGTCCTGATACTGGTAATTATACATGTACTACTGCTACTTTAGGTAAGTCATTAAGGTTTGGTAGTGATAGTGCTAGGAGTATTATACTTCCTAGTGTTGGAGCTAATGAAGATGGATGTAGATTAACCATTATTAAACCTAGTGGAGCTGGACAATTAACTATAGATGCAGCTGATTCTGATTATATTGATGATTCTACTGCTGGTGGGACTATTTATACTACAGAGATAGGTGCATCATTAACTATAGAGTATGTTCATGCTACTACTATGTGGGTTATTATTAGTGGTAATAAGTCCTGGACTACAACGTAAGTAGAATAAGCTAAAATAAGGTAAATAGAGTAGTAAAGTACTACAAAGGCCGTTAAAAGCTTACTAATCGTAATTAATAGATGTATAAGGAGATATAAAATGCCATCTAAAAGATTTTTTGGGGTTCAACTCGCTGGTAATACCAAAGCCCTAGCAGGGACGGATACAGAAAGTGCTATGACACCGGCGGATGTGAGGACGGCGATGGCTGATTATGTTGGCCTAGCAAAAGAAAACCTAATAGGCGTTCCAGGCGCAATGGGCTTTGGAGTTGGTGTCTGTCCTCCGGCAAACCTTCCACCTGGTATGGTTGGCATGCCGGGATATGATCAACTAGGCCATGATAATTATGGCAATTATCAATTCACAGAAGGCTCGGTAATGATCTGGGTGCCAAAATTCTATTATCGAATAGGCCATGCATCCAATCCCACGTACGCAACCTATGGCGTAAACTCAATCGACATTAAGGGCATTGACACTTACCCCACAACAGCACTCGCCAATGCAGCAGGGTACGCACTACACAGAGCGTTTATTGATGGCGGAGTTGAAAAACTCGGTTTTTTCAGGGACAAATACAAATGCTCTAAAGTAGTTAATGGCACTGGATTCACGGCAGCAAGCATTAAAAATGGCCTTCCGTTGTCGTCTCATGCTGATCACAACCCGTTTGCAGGATGTACCGGCGGAGCGAATTTCTATTATTCAGCCATTGATTTAGCGCACAGGCGGGATGGTGTAGATGGCGCGGTTAATGAATCAAGCATTTTCTTCTGTTCATCTCAGTTTATGCGGAGTGCTATTGCAATGTTATCTATGGCGCACGGACAGGCGGCAACGTCAACAGCGAATTGCGCATGGCATCACGCAACTTATAATTACCCCAAGGGATGCAATAACAACGCCCTCTCCGACACAGACGACACAACAGTGAAGTGGGAGAGTGACGGATATGGCAATTGTGGAAAAACAGGATCGGCAGGTTATGGTGGTGGCGCAGGCAATGTTTTCGCAAAATCCACACACAACGGCCAGAACTGTGGAAGCGCAGATGATAACGGCTTGATGTCTGAGGTTTCAATAGGCCTGACTTGCATTGCAT